AGATTCATCAATAATATTTGGTGCTGGTGCGTAAGTAGGACTTGGTGCTGATGCAGATTCATCAATAATATTTGGTGCAGGTACATAAGTAGGACTTGGTGTTGGTGCGTAAGTAGGACCTGGTGCTGGTGCATAAGTAGGACCTGGTGCTGGTGCATAAGTAGGACTTGGTGCTGATACAGATTCATCAATAATATTTGGTGCTGGTGCGTAAGTAGGACTTGGTGCTGATGCAGATTCATCAATAATATTTGGTGCAGGTACATAAGTAGGACTTGGTGTTGGTGCGTAAGTAGGACTTGGTGCTGGTGCATAAGTTGGACTTGGTGCTGGTGAATAAGTAGTACTTTGTGCTGGTGAATAAGTAGGACTTGGTGCTGGTGCGTAAGTAGGACTTGGTGCTGGTGCATAAGTTGGACTTGGTGCTGGTGAATAAGTAGTACTTTGTGCTGGTGAATAAGTAGGACTTGGTGCTGGTGCAGATTCATCAATAATATTTGGCGCTGGTGCTAGTTTTGATGCGGGTATGTACATACCTAATCGTGCTTGTATAGGTGCATAATATAATGATGAGAAAGGTATATTAGGATCATAAGTAGATGATGATGATACTGTAAAATCAGTAGAAGAAGTTAATGGTGGTATATTATTAAGATCAATATCTTTATAGGAGGGTCTAACTACTGTAAACTTTTCGTTATAATTATTTATACTTACATAAAGTGCTATTAATATTAATATTAATATTATTATTAATAAAAAGTTATTTTGTAAATTTTTAATAAAAATAGAATATTTTAACATATTAAAGTATGTATCTTATATATTATACTTATAATAAAACAATATATAACAAAAATATAATACAAAACTATTTAAAGATAAAACATTATATATAAATGTCTGGTATTTCCAGATACCTCCTCTTAGCTCAGTGGTAGAGCAGCAGACTGTAGTTTGTAAAAATTACTATGATATGTAAAAGTATCAATTAGAGATCTGTCGGTCATCAGTTCAAATCTGATAGAGGGGATTTATTTGTTTTTATGAAAAATTAATATATTATAATTTACAAATTAAAATATTATTTTCAATAATAATTATAGAAATAACAGAAATGGCAAATATATACAACCTTGTGAGTACCGAACGTGATTTAATCACGCAGTTTGCTTCTGATTTTTCTACAAAACAAACAGGTATTATGTCTGAAGTATCTAATCTTCAAGCTCAAATTGATGCAGCGGTTAAAGTTGAAAATGACGAAACTGCTGCGTTATGCTTAATACAATCTCAATTAGATGGTTTGTCTTTGTCTAATACTTTAGCAAGTCTTAGTGCGGTAGACGCTGAACTCAATGCGAAATTTAATGCATATACTGTGTTAGTTCAAAATAACAATATTGTTGCCACAGATATTTACAGTAAACTACAGGCCAGTGCTGGGTTAATTGCGAATGTACAGTCTACCATGGCTGGTCTCAAAAATTCCATAAGTAGTATGTCTGCCACACTATCACAATATAATAATCGTCCAGTATCTACTTCAAACGGCCCTGTAGTTATTGCACCAGTTGCAGAGGTTGAACAAGCTGCAGTTGTTGAGCCAGTTGCAGTTGTTGAGCCAGTTGCAGTTGTTGAGCCAGTTGCAGTTGTTGAGCCAGTTGCAGTTGTTGAGCCAGTTGCAGATATTGAGCCAGTTGCAGATGTTGAAGAATCTACTTAATATATATTTGTAATGATTAGATGATATCACAAGCTAAAATTTTAACAAATCAATTACAAATATTAGATAGTCAAATAATTAGTCTATTAGATATACATACAGATATCAATCAAATCTTTGATAAATTAATAAGTAATTCTAATGAAATACCTTGTTCAATTCCTGTTAATGAATCAAATAAAAATAAAAAAAATAATTTATCCTGTTTTAAAATTATAGAAATATATATTAAAAGATGTTTTGTAACGTCTTTTTATTTAATAGCACATTGTATACCTAAAAATTTGTTGGTATGTGTAGGTACACCAAATAATATATGTAATATTACTCCTAAAATAAATACAAAAATTGTAACAAGTTCTAAAGGTAAACCAGTAATAAATGATATAACAAATGCACCAAGTAATGTTGATATATAATCAGAAATTGATGTGTTTAAAAATTTATATTGATGTATACCAGTTTCTGCTGGACCGAAAAAGTCACGATATTTTGAAAAAGGACACAAACTCATTATTATATTAAATATATATAATATAATATTTTATCATATTATATTTTATCATATTATATTATATTATATTATATAGAGAAATGAATGAAAATATATTATATATGTATATATTTATATCAATAATATTTTTAATAATATTTATGTATATTTTTCAATTAAGTCTTGATAAATCTAGACACATTAGTTTACATTGTTTATTAAGAAATATTTTAATTATTGTAGGTATATTTTTAATAAAATTAAAAATAATTAATATTACAGTATTTATTATAAGTATATTAGTATTTGAAGTAATACTAGAAATTTTAGTTCAGTATGATAAAGATATAGATCCTCCATTAAATAAAGTAATAAATTTTTATAGATGGGCAGATACTTTATGGAGTTCACCACATATGAAAAAATATAATAATTATACAGAAGGTTTAAATAATTGCGATCCAAATGTAAGTATTGATGATAGTCAAATCTCTAAATTTAAATGGATGATAAAAGAAGGTAAAATAACTAGAGGTTCACGAGTAATTGAAATAGGATGTGGTAATGGTGAATTTATAAAATATGTAAATGGTTTGGGTGCAAAATGTACAGGAATAACACCATCTCCTGACCAGGTATCATTATTAACAAAACAAGGATTAGATGTACGATTAATTAATATATGGAATGTTTTTGATTATTCAAATTTAAAATCAGCATATGATGTTGTTATAATGAATGGTAGTACTGAACATTTCTTAAAAATATCAGATACTAGAAAACAACAAGATGAATATTATTCAAAGATGTTTAATGCAGTACAATATTGTTTAGATCCTAATAGTTCTAGTAAAAGATGTATAATAACAGCTATTCATATCAATAAACAATCTTTCGCAATTTATGAAAAATTTCAAGGTTATTTATTGGAACGAACATATGGTGGTAGATATGCATATAATGATAAGGTATATATTAATTGTGCTAAACAAAATTTTAATTTAGTTACAAATGAAGACCATACATTAGATTATTATATATGGGCTAGAAAGATATGGTATAATGTATACTTTGGAATGTTAGATTTCAATACAATTATTAAAATCCTATTAGATTTTCCTGTGTTTTTATTAAATGATCCTTATTATATACATAAAATATTACATTTAATATTTGGAACATGGTCGTGGCAATTTGATGTGCCAAATAATCCGTTATTTGCAAATGGAGATATATGTCCTACTAAACATCTTTGGTTAACATTTGAATTAAAATAAATATATTATATTAATTGCGTATTAGTTATATCATCATTAAAGTCTCTAGGAAAATTCTTCATATCTTTTGTTAAATCATATAACTTTAATCTTATTTCACCTGTTAATACTGAATAATCTTTACAGGCATCAGTATCATATTTCAAATCTCCATGGCTGTACATTTCATCAACATAATCATACATAAATTTATATTTGTTTTTATCACATACGTCTGGTATAAGTTCTTGAAAACTTCCAATCATACTATTTGTAAATTGCGGCAATATAGTACTATCCATAAAATGTTTCCAATTATTATTACCACAATGTACTTTAGAATACGACGATCGTAAATTATTCTTAATAACAAAACGGTTTTGATATACATTTAAACTATAATCAACAAATTGTCTTATAATAGGCATAATTTCTTTAGAAGTTTTACAATTGCGATGCTTAATAAGCCTTTTAATTTTTTCAATATGTTTATCTGCAATAGGTAATAGTTGTGTATAAATTGGGTTATATGTAATTATATTAATATTGTTTGTAACTTTATTATCATTTAATGTATTGTTAATATTATTATTTGTAGTATTGTTATTATTTGTTATACTATTATCTATATTTGATGTATTATGAATATGATTTATATTCTGTATTTGTGGAGAATTATTACATGTTTTAATATGTTTAAATTTAGCTTGTCTTGTTGTAAATACATTATTACAGTATAAACATTTCAAAGAGTTTGTTATACCTGTACATTTTTTCTTATGACGTGTCAATACCCATTGTTTATTAAATACTTTAAAACACAAATCACACTCAAATAGGTTTTGGGTTTCATCATTTTCATGGCTGACATTTTGTTGCGTAAGGCTGACATTTTGTTGCGTACGGCTGACATTTTGTTGCGTACGGCTGACATTTTGTTGCGTAAGGCTGACATTTTGTTGCACAGGGGTAACATTTTGTTGCGGATGATTTCGCACCATATGTCGTGCCACGTTACATTTCCATTTACTGTTATAGTCACAATGACTACATGTGAACAAATTACTGTCTTTATTCATAAATAATAATAATACTATAACTAGTAACTAAAATTATATACTTAAATAGTTTTTAAATAAATATTGGATTTATCCGGATAAATTTATCCGGATAAACGGATAGAGAGAGAGAGCCGAATTCCTGGATTTTGGTTTTATAAAAAGGTTTTTAAGCACAAAAACAAAAAAATATGAATAACAATAAAATTAATAATATTCATTAATTCATTTATATTAAAATACTTTGTCATCAATATAAGTTCCAAGTGTTTTCAATGCAGTCCATGCTTCAGTCGCAACTTCTGCAATAGTTTTACCATCAACGTCAATACAAATAATATTTTTGCCATTATTTGCGGCTTCATGATATGCTTCTTCATGCAGCGCATTTAATTGATTCATATATTCCAAAGGAATTGCGTCTTCAGAATTACGGGCCCTTTTAGCAATTCGTTCTAAACATTTTTCGGGAGCCGAGCGTAAATAAATATAGCCAGAAGGACACCATAGCTTATTAGTTTTCTCATACATTTCTTTCAACATAGTTGATTGCTTTTCAGTAATACGCCCATTAATACAATTAATTTTTACAAATACACTTTCTTGGAAAAACGGTGATCGTTCCATAACAACTGTTTTAGTAGACAGTGGGTCAATCCAACATCTGTCTAACCATACACGAGTCTGAAAATTAAATGCAGATGATTCTTTATTACCATATAAGTCGTTTAAATAAGGTTGCCATTTAGCAATTGGTTCAACAATAACAGGTACATTATAAGTCTTGTTTAAATATTCTAAAACAGAACTTTTACCTGCACCAATAGTTCCATCAATAGTGAAAACAATAGGCATTTGTGTATTATTTCGTGGACTATTATATGTAATATAACTACTCATCTAATAAATTGTATAAAAATAAAAATCAAATTTTCTTTATGTAAATTTATTTATTTTATTTAAAAACAGCATATTTGCGTGATTTAAATAATTTTTCCATTGTTTTTAACTTTAATTTTACGAGTTGTGACATGTCGTCGCCCAAACAATTTAAATGAATATTAACAATTTTGAGTAGTTCAGCCATTGCAGGTTTACTAATTTTAACATTATTAAATTCCATAACACGCTTAATATATTTAACAACTTCTTTAGTATTTCCAACAATATCTCTCATGCCTTTCATACCACCAACTGTAACAAATCTATTAGCACTGCAATTACTATCACATGATCCGCCACTAGTCCCACCAACCATTATAGGTATTGCTTGGCGAATTGCCGCGTCAGATCCAGACCAAACAGAGTCAGTATAATTAGTTCCGCCATAATTTGATTCGGCATATGCGCCGGAATCATAACCAAAATATTCGGCGGGAAATGATCCGCCAGATTGTGTTGATCCTTTTTTCTTCTTAATACATTCGTTAGTGATATAATCTTTAATAAAACTAATATGTTTTAATTCTATTTTGTTTTTTTCGTCTAATAATGCGGTTATTGAAGCAATAGAAGCAATATTATATAATAATGCTTCTATATGACTATCCAATGTATTAACTACTTCTTTTTTATGTTCAGGATTATCAACAACTATATGATATACTTCTATAATTCGTGTGGCAATATTTGGTACATTTGCTTTAATTGTTTTCATTGTTTTAGAATTAAACATATGTGTATCTCTTGTATTATAATAGATAAAAAAATCATATAGTTTTAATAGAGAAGATCTTATGTCTCAAAAAAGCTACGGACAAAATTTTGCAGAAGCATTGAGTTCTGTACAAATATTAACAGATAATATATTATTAAATGGTCGCGTTGATTTAATATCTAATATGCCAAAATTTAATATTCCACAATATCAAAACATACAATCTAAAAATGATACATTTACTAGAGAAGCTACACTCGGACAAATAACTCGTAATAGTGTTTCGGATCTTTTCTTTTCATATCAAAATATTGAAGCACTTCAAGAAGGCATACGCTATAGAGTATATGTTGAATCTAGCGGACAATTTACAATAGATAGACAAAGCGATCATGAATTAAAAGCAATTATGAGATCAGTATATTTACAATATGGAATTGGGAAAGCAGATTGTGTTGGACAAGTACGATCATTAAATGCTAAAGTATTAGAATGGGTAGTACCAGAAGTATTAAATAATGTATTACAATATGAACGTTATAAACAAGATATGTCTACATTACCAATGCCATTAGATCGTTCTCCTTTAGCAACAATGAAAGGTTCACGAACTTTAGAATTAAAAACATTTATGTAAAATATATTTTATTTTATTCTCTATTTTCAATAGAAGATGTCAAGTACAAATCAAGAATATTCAAAAGCTTATCTTGATAATATTGAACTTTATAAAAAGGAAAATCCAAAGTTGACGTTTGCTGATATACAAGCATATAATATTAATCGCTCAAACTATTTTGCAGGAACAATTGCGGTATGTGTTATTTATGGTGTATTTTCTTTAATATTATTATTATTAACAGTATTTAGTCCATCTGGATCACAATTAGTAACTGAAACATTTAGAACATTTACAGTTACATTTATAATCGGAATGATTATTGCGGTTATAATGTTAACTATAGCAGTTTTAACATATAAACCAACAGTATTAGAGACAAATCCATATGATGCACAAGTATGTCCTGATTATTGGCAATTAGAAAAAACAGATACATCTGATGCTACATATTTAAGTGCATCAGATGTTAATAAAAATTTAATGAAATACAAATGTGTAAATACCAATAAACTGGGTAATAAAAGCGAAGCAAAACCCACAACATATTCAGCTGAGGATTCTGCATATACAAAAGCATTATATACTTATTCAGAATCAGATAAAACTAAAAAAGAATATAGTGCAAGTAGTACATTAAACTGTAATAAAGTATTTCCATTATTATTAAATTCAATAAATAGTGCAAATAAAGATATTAATGATGTTCCTAATGCATTAGCATGTAAATATGCAGAACAATGTGGTGTTTCATGGTCAGCAATGTGTCCAAACGGAATGTCAGTTGTCCCATAAATATCTAATAAATCTATTAGACGAATTATATTTCAAAATTATTATTTTTATCATGATGTAATACTTTTTAAAAGATTTAAGAAGATACGTATTATATATATTAATATACTTTTAAAGTAAATACATTATGAAGGAAATGCAAGTATTAAAACGCGATAACACCTACGAATGTATTTCATTTGATAAAGTATTACAACGCCTTCGTAAATTATGTGATGAGGATAAGCGTTTGCATGGAGCATCCCCAGATGAAATTGCACAACGCGTATGTGCACGTATTTATGATGGAGTAAAAACTTCGGAACTAGATGAATTGGCTGCACAAATGTGTGCATCTATGGTGACTGTGCATCCTGATTATGGTGTATTAGCATCACGTATAGTTATTAGTAATCATCATAAAAATACTTCGCCAAGCTTTAGTGAAACATGCGGATTACTATATAACGCCACAGATATTCACGGCACTCATAACCCTTTAATTTCGGAAGAATTATATAATATTGTAAAAGCTCATAAAGAAAAACTAAATAGTGTAATTGATTATCAAAGAGATTATACTATTGATTATTTTGGATTTAAAACACTTGAACGTGCGTATTTATTGCGTGTAAATAACAAACCTATTGAACGTCCTCAAGATATGTGGATGCGTGTAGCATTAGGAATTCATGGTTATGATATTAAAGAAGCTATTGAAACATATGATTTAATGAGTAAACGTTATTTTACACATGCTACACCAACACTTTTTAATGCTGGAACACCACGTGCGCAACTTTCTAGTTGTTATTTACTATCTACACACGATTCGGTGAGTGGTATGTATAAAACACTTGCAGATTGTGCACAAATTTCTAAATATGCTGGTGGTATTGGAGTACATATTCATGATATTCGTTCAAAAGGCAGTCATATTCGTGGAACAAATGGTACAAGCAGTGGGATTATTCCAATGTTGCGTGTATTTAATAATACAGCACGTCATATTAATCAAGCAGGTAAACGTCTTGGATCTATTGCTATATATTTAGAGCCATGGCATGCAGATATTGAAGCTTTTTTAGATATACGAAAAAACAATGGAAGTGAAGAAGATCGTTGCCGTGACTTGTTTAGTGCAATGTGGATTCCTGATTTATTTATGGAACGTGTTCACGCCAATGAAGAATGGAGTTTAATGTGTCCAGATATGTGTCCAGGATTAAGTGATGCAGTGGGAGAAAATTTTAATAAATTATATACACAGTATGAACAATCTGGATTATATCGTAAAAAAGTCAAAGCACAAACACTGTGGATGGCAATTATTAAATCCCAAATTGAAACAGGAACTCCATATTTATGTTATAAAGACGCTGCAAATAAAAAGAGTAATCAAAAGAATCTTGGCACCATAAAGAGTAGCAACTTGTGTTCCGAAATCATAGAGTACTCAGACGATGAGTCTTATGCAGTGTGTAATTTGGCCAGTATTTCTCTCCCAGCATTTATAGATGAAAACATGAAACACTTTAATCTAGAAAAATTACATAAAGTTGCACAAATAATTACACGTAATTTGAATAAAGTAATTGATCGTACATTTTATCCTGTACCAGAAACACGTAATTCAAATATGAAACACAGACCAATTGGCTTAGGTGTACAAGGATTAGCAGATGTATATGCACTTATGCGAATGCCATTTGATAGCCCTGAAGCAGCCAAATTAAATCGTGATATTTTTGAAACAATTTATCATGGTGCACTCACAGCTTCCGTATCAATTGCCAAGAAACGTGCAGATATGATTGATGAATATGAATTATTAATGAATAATGGTATTGGTGGAAATGTCAATAACACAAATGAAAAACGCCTAAGTGAAATAGAACGTTATTTAGCATTAACACCTGAAGAAAAACAGCTCACATTATATAAAGGTGCATATAGTACATTTAATGGAAGTCCAGCATCACATGGACTTTTACAATTTGATCTATGGAACAAATCTCCTGAAGGAAATTGGAATTGGAATAAATTAAAAGATGATATACAAACATATGGATTACGCAACAGTCTTTTAATGGCACCAATGCCTACTGCAAGTACAAGTCAAATCTTGGGAAACACAGAATGTTTTGAACCAATTACAAGTAATATCTTTCAACGTCAAACACTTGCTGGTGAATTTACAATTATTAATAAACATTTAATTGCTGATTTGCTTGAATTAGGACTATGGGATATTCAAATGAAGGACCGTATTTTGGCTGGTGGTGGAAGTGTTCAACATATTGCTGAAATTCCGTCACATATTAAGGCACTTTATAAAACAGCCTGGGAACTTAAACAAAAAGTGTTGATTGATCAAGCAGCAGAACGCGGAATCTATGTATGTCAATCACAAAGCTTGAATCTTTTTGTAGAAGACCCAGATATTTCTAAACTATCTAATATGCATTTTTACGCATGGCGCAGCGGTCTTAAGACAGGATGCTATTATTTACGAACGCGTCCAAAAGCAAAAATGAGTGCATATACACTTGAACCAGCAAAAACAGTTCAAGTAATTAGTTCATCTACATCAACAACAAATTTAACACAAGATACAACACCTATGGAAAGTGTACAATCTGATGCCGAACTGGCAAAAATGGTGTGTAGACGTGACAATCCAGAAGGTTGCATAATGTGTTCAGGTTAATTTAATAATATATTATTACTATATATTATATAATTACTACACACTAATATTATTTTTATACATTTATATAGATGACTGATATTCCATATGTATTTGTATTAGATTGGGATGGAACTATTTGTGGAGATGTGCGATTTCAGGCACAGTATGCGTCAGTAATTAATACGTTAAAATCATATAAAATAAAGCCAAATGCCCAATATAATATACCACCAGCTTTTGGTCAACATTCTAAACTAATTAGACCAGGATTTAGTGAATGGATGAAAGCATTACAAGAAATGTATAAAGAAGTGTATTTTTTTATATACACAGCAAGTGAGAAATCATGGGCATATCAAGAAATAACATGGGTAGAAAAACTACACCATATAAAATTTATGCGTCCAATATTTACTCGCGATGATTGTTTTACAGATTCAAGTAATAGTACACGAAAGTCACTGGGTAAAATATTTCCACGTATAATTACGACTATTGCACGAGAACGCGCATCAGAACAAAAACCATCATTAAGTATGTCGCAACGCAAAAGTATATTAGATAGTCATTTAGTAGTAATTGATAATAATTCAGTATATAATGATCGTATAGACAAATTATTATTATGTCCAAATTATGGATATACAGTATTTGAAAATTTATTAACACTAATACCTAAAGAAGTGCGTAAAGAACCGTTTGTACAACAAATGATATATGGTTTAATAAATACAGGATTTATATGCAAACTACCAGATGAAAAAGAAGATGGAATGAGTGCACTTACAAATCAATATGCATGGTTAGCCGCAAAATGTAAGTCATTACATGATCAAAATAAAATCTATATCCATGACGATTTCTGGAAATTTTTACGTAAAATAATTGTAACAAATAAAATATATGAATATACACCAAGTGTTATTAAACAATTACAAGACGTATCATGGAAACATAATAAAAAACTCCGTGAAAATAAATAATAGTTTAATATACAAAAATATTTTAAAATAGTATATTATATATAGTATATAGTATATTATATATAATGGAATCATTGTCTTTATCAAAAAAAGATAAAGATTTGGTAAAAAAAATAACTGAAAAAAAATGCAATGAATGGGTTGCAAATCCATTAGTAAATCCAATTACAAATGCAAAAATAACACATAAAGGTCCTACATATAATATATTTGAATCTGTATGTAAAGACAAATTTAATATACAAATAGATGAAACATCTATGGCAAACACACTTACAGAAGTACAAGCTAGTACAACAAATGCAAATTTACCAAAATTACCAAAAGAAATTGATGGTATTAGTATGCCACAAACAACAAATCAATGGAATAAAAATGAATTAATAAAGGAATTTAAAAAAATAATTTTATTAATTGAAAATCCTAAAATTAAATTATTGAGTATGTATGCATATGAAAACTTTGCATCATATATTAAAATATGTGAATTAGGATTAGAATATCACATTGTTCCTGATGATAAAATTACAGATGTTAATAATTATATAGAAAAATTCAATTATTATAGTATTGAAACAAATTTACCATCTAAATTAATAATAATTGAAAAAAAATATATTGATGAAAATGAAATAAACACAACTCATATATTTTCAAAAGAATATTTAATATCTACATATATTGATTCAATACAATTAAATTTAATTGACGGTAATTTAGCTTTAACAAATGCAGATGATAAATTATATGATATTATGCAAAAAATAGCATCATTGAATTATTATAGATTAATAAGGGACAGAGATTTAAATGGTAAATTGGCAAATTGGGGCAGTACAAATAATATTTTAACGAATTCAAGATCCTATATTAACATGATTACACGTTTTAAAAATTTAAATGACTTTATTGATGAATTAAAAGAACTAGATAAAGAAAAAAATAAAGCACAAAGTGTTGTTAAAACTAATTCTAGTTCTGCTAAATTACCGTCATCAATCAGTCGCAGTATGCGTATAAGACAAATACGTATACCTCCACAACATGCTGAAGAAATAGACAGTGAAGGTAATAAAAGAATGCGACGAACAATGGGTCCAGATTATGTAAAAGAGTTAGTTACGTATAGTGAAAAAGTAAAAACATCTAGATCAAAATTTAGACATCATGAATTAATGTCGCAGATGACACCATTAGATCGTGAAAGTTTAGAGCCTTTATCTGATAAAACACGTGTACAATTGTTAGAGGAATTAAAAATGCTATGTAATGAAATGAAAGATTCAATAACTGGAAAACGTTTTGATCGTATGTCTAAGAAAAATTTACATTTAATAGTACAATTGGGACCATCTAATAAGAAACGATGTTATTATGTACGTAATATATATAAATATTGGGAATCAATTGCAGAAAGTAATATAGCATTTAGAGATCCAGAAACACGTATAGCAGTTAATGATGAAGAAAAGCAAGATATAATGAAAAAAATACAATATCTTAAAAAAGATGCATTGAATCCTGAGAAAAAAACTAGAAGTAAAGATCCAAAACTAGAACTAGTAATAAATATTGATTCAACAAATACATTTTATACATTTAATGTTAAAAGAAAAATAGGAACATTAATATATACAATATATAATTTAGGTGTATTACCTGCACATATAGATTTACATTCTGAAAATGCATATTACACATCTGAAGCAACTGTTGCAAATATTAAAGAGGCATTTGATAAAGGTCGTATTATGACTTCTAATTTTATACCATATGCATGTTGTAATATGCATTTTAGAAGACAAGATTATTGGAATGGTTCAAAAGAAGAAATTAATAATAAATTTAAATTATTTGCAGATGAAGCATATGCCTTACTTTAATTATTATTTAAGGATAATTTATATTTGTATTATTGTAGCGTATTTTTATTCGTGTTATGAATAATATAACTACTAATGAAAACTCTGAAAGCAATGAAAACGCTAATAGCATTATTAATCCATTAATTAACAATGCTAATCCAAAACAGTTTTATTGTTATATTATTGCCAGTGGAAATCGCACATATAATGGTTATACAAATAATTTAACACGACGACTACGGCAACACAATCGGGAAATTAAAGGTGGTGCGCGAATAACTGCTATTAGAGGTGGTGCAAACTCATGTGAACCATGGAGCTATATAGCAATACTAACATGTAATAATTGGACTGCCCAACGTGCGATGCAAGTTGAGTGGAATATTAAATATCCAACACGACGCAAACCGCGACCATATATATATCAAGGTCCTAATGGACGTATAAATAGTTTTGAAGAAGTATTTAAATTTGTTAAAGATGCAAATATGGTTTTATATGTACATGAAATATATATAAATATAGTAAGTGCTTTTTTAAAAGACACAAATGTAAACAAAAATAATACTGAAATTGGCACTGACACTAGAAATATTACTATTAAAACTCTTCCTGTAAATGTATAGCTCTAAATTTACTTAATTTTATAAAGGATATTATTATTGTTAAAACTCTTTTATATATAAATAAAAATTGAATTAATGATTTAATTAAATTATTAATATTATGGACAAATATGAGTCTATTCGGAAAACCTTTGCAGATCACGAGTGTCAGCTTTTAACAACCTATGAAACTTATATTGAAAATAAGTTAGATAAAACAAAACGTCCACGATTTAAAATTATAGCTATATGTGGTCATATTGTTCCAAATTGTTGGTTTCATATGTTTAAATATCGTGGAACAGGGTTATTTTGTAAAGATTGTACTGGTAGTAATCATAAAGAACATAATACTAATCTACAAGTAGACGCAGATATATGTAAAGATACTTTTAATAACTACACTTTTATAATAGAAAATAATAGCATTGAATTAATACGAAAATATTCTCAAAATTATATTAAATTGCATAAGACAAATGAATGTTGTTTAGCAGATATAATGATACAACCTATGAATATTGAACAAAACAAATGGTTACCTATACAGGTAAAAGCGACACTCGTTGGTAGACATAATATATATTCGTTTGGAGTTTATAATAAATATCCTAATATGTTAATTATTTTGATATGTATAGAAGATGAAAAATTTTGGATAATCAATGGTAATACTGTTTTGAATCAATGTAAAATTTCTATAGGTATGAAAAAATCTAATAAATATTCTAAATTTTGTGTAAATAAAGAAGAGTTAGGTAATAAGTTAGTTGAATTATATAATTCAAATATATATGAATATTATACAAGGGAATATATAAATACACCTATAACACTTTGCTGTCAACTAGAGCAACAATATAGACATATGCGTGAAATGTATTTATCAAATATAGAGTTTATTTATAGTAAATTACCACAACAGGTATATGATTTTACAATTAATGGGAAAAAAGTACAAGAAAAACTAGCGCATCACTATAAAAATAAAAATCCAAGTACACGTTTAACAAAAAATAAACACGGAATAAAAAATCAACCATATGAATTAGGAAATAATGATTATTATTGGATTAATATGCCTGATAAAATACATTTTTACATAATACCTGAGTATATTCTTGAAAAAGAAAATATTATAAGTACAAGAATAACTAAGGGAAATTGCTCTATTACATTTTCAAACAATTGGACATTACCATATAGATATGTATATACAAATACTAATATAGAAGATATAATTCATAAAATATTTTATAAATAATTAAGTAAAAAACTGTATAATATACATTTAAATAAAAAAAATGGACGCCCTTGCCTGGTGTTGATCCAGGACGCTTTGGTTAACAGCCAAAAATGCAGACCGCTACATCACAAGGGCCCATATATAACACAAGGCTTATCCTTAAATAGTTTTACATTTTTACAATATAATTTTATACCCCAAAAAGTCGGTATAAAATTATATTCTTCACGTAGAATAGAATAAAAAATATGGACGAAGTAAATTCTAATATGAGTGAGTTTGCAAGACAAACAGTAAGAATTGGTTCAATTGAAGTATGCTATCCTGCATTTGTAACTCTTATTTGCGGGTTAATAATCAGTATATTAATATCTGTAAGTGGAAGTATATGGTTAGGAATAGTAACATTTGGAGTTTTCTTAATAACAACATATAATGTAAATTGTGTTGTTGTTGGAAACTGCACTACTTGGGCATGGATACTAATGTTTATTTACATATTTTATGTATTTATTAATATTGGTATTGCATCTAGTCTAAATAGTTTAAAAAACACAATGGCAAATCGTATGTCCAAGAAATATTAAATAGTTCTTGTCCAAGAATTTCCAAGAAATATTAAATAGTATTTTCAATAAAATGAAGCGCCTGACAGTATGCATCAGCTAAATCGTCTTTTTTCTTTTCTTTTTCAAAAATATTAATCCAATTATTATTATAAGTTTGAGTTAAATTTAAATAATTACGCGCATATTCAACTACATATTTCTTATTTTGTATATATTTTGAACTTGCTTTAATATTAGATACATCAGTTTTGTATTTAACTTTTAATTTATTAGATGCGGATACAAATTTAATATCAATTTCACGACCTTCCAAATATGATTGCATAACAAAATAAGAATACAATATCATTTGTATTGATTTCATAGTTGGATTTTTCATACATGGTTGATTCTCAATTAATACAGTATTATATGAAACTTCACTAAATTTCTCATACAGTAGTGCTATTAGATTTTTACTTAGTATATTTAAATCATTTTTCTTAGAATCAGTATCTGATTTTAAACACAATATACCCCAATCATTAATAACAGTATGTAACGATTTATCAATAGGCGCTAGTTGTGCTTGTGTTGTGTCAGGTGATTGTTGAATATCATTGTTGCTTATTGAAACATTTGCAAATGCTAAATTATAAATACCAATATCAAAACTTAGAATAGTGTGCATTTTATTAATTAACGTTTAGATTATAGTTTATAATATAAGATTAATTAGCTTTATATCATTAATACACTAATGAAATATACAAAAAAGATCATATTATATCAAAATTTGAATTGTAATTAATAATAAACACAAATAATTACTATGATTCGCATTCTGGTAATCACCGAGTTCATGCTTATTCGTCGTATTGAAACTATGATGGTTGCACTACTTGTATGCAAAAAAGATAAGCTTGAACGTGTTATTAAAAATACGATTGAAACAATTGAAGGTCGTGAAAAGTCTGATGTATGTGATGAAGATCTAAATGCATATCAAAAAAATATTGAAATGGCGCTATATTTGTCTTATTTAGAAGTTCCAGAACTAGTTGTTACATATCTAGAAAATGCAGTAGACGTTATATTTCGCAATCTTGGAAAAATGACGCATACATATATTATGGCTGAACGCATGAAAACATTTGATGAAGATAAGATTGGTACCTTGGCAATCTTGCCGAACGATATTATTTCCACGATTGCCACAATGGTTGTATAAATAGTATTTGTATTAAAACAAGAAAAACACAAAATATTAGTGTGTTAAATACATTTAATATTTTGTGTTTGTGTTTTTGTTTTTGTTTTTTGTATTTAGACTTTTAGTAATTAATTACTACCCTCAAATACAACATGTGTTTTTTCACGTGTTTTTTCATGTATAGACATCATAAATGCATCCAATGACTGAAATATATAAGATTTATTAAATGGCGTTGCATCTTCTAACTCATGTAATAAATTTATGACAATAGTAATTTTATTAGTATCCCACGTTTTATGTAATGTGTTAATTAAATTACTTTTAACTTCACCAACTACATTAACTTCATTATTAATATCAACGGTACCAGTATTTAATTTTATTAATAAATCAAGCATTTCATAATTAATAGTTTTCTTAGATAACACTTCATTAATAATATTTATATATGTATGTAAACATGTTTTAATTTCACGATTATCATTATATGTATATAATAAGTTATCTAATCCACTTTTTGCAGTTTTAAATAAATATAATATATAATCTGGTGTTTCATTTTCATTATTGAAAAAATGCTTACATGCATAAATTAATGGATGATTAATAATTTTAATATTCATTTTAGAATCTCCAGAAATTGATCTAACAGTACTCTGTAATATTCCTGAATCATGTAAATGTAAACATCCATTATAAATTGATAATTTTGTACCTATTGGTTTAAAGGCATTCATTGCTAATGTTATAATAACACTTAATGGATCTAAAATTAAGTTATTGTCACTTGTTTGTAAGCCTTTATATATTGGAGTAAGTGTTTTGTTCCATAATAATAATCTAACAGAATTACTAATATTCATTTATAGTAATTATTATTTATATATATATTAAATTAATATAGTCGTTTTCTTTTTATATAATAAATCATGTATCAATTCATGTATTAGTTTATGTATCAATTCATGTATTAGTTTATGTATAATTTAATTTTTAGAATTATGCGTTGAAAAAAACAAAATTAACACATATTTAAGATATAAGACATTATACATTATATAAATGAATTCCATAATGCGAGGACCTTCTTTAGATGATGATGAAGTTATTAATGTAGGACGTGATACATCTACGTTTCAAATACCTGGGCGAGGTATGCCAAATTTCGGAGCATCATTACTTATAAATCCCCAAAAAATGTCAAAAGAAGCAATGTCTTCGGTTTCTAGTCGTTCTCAATCGGTATCAGGCGATTCCGATGACGAATCTGTAGATGTACCACAAATGCGGTTTAATCAACCTCAATACAATATGCCACAACGTGCACCAAATGTTCCAATATATAGTAGTAGTGAATCTGATTCTGGATCAAATGAATCAGATGAAACAGAAGAATCTGAAGAAGAAGCACAACAAAATAATTTTAAAAAATCTAGTGATCCACTTGGCGACCGTTTTCGTTCAGAACGTTCTCGTGTAGAATCAGAACTAACTGAAAAGAAAGAAATACTATATCAAATGGATCGTCTTCGTGCAAAAGGATATACGCTCCCACATGAATTTTCTATGCATTCTGATATTGATGAAATGCGCGCTGAATATCATCGTATTGTTCGCGAAAAAGAAATTGATGCAAGTGTACGTTTTCAACGTAAGATGCTTATGGCATGTGTAACTGGTATTGAATTTTTAAATACAAAGTTTGATCCATTTGCAGTTAAATTAGATGGCTGGTCTGAACAAGTACATGAAAATGTAAATGATTACGATGATATTTTTGAAGAACTACATGATAAATATAAAGGAAGTGGACAAAAAATGGCTCCAGAACTACGTCTTTTACTCAGCCTTTCAGGAAGTGCATTTATGTTTCATCTTACAAACAGTATGTTCAAACAATCAAATCTTCCTGATGTAGAAGATGTAATCCGTTCTAACCCAGATTTAATGAGACAATTTCAACATGCTGCAATGAATAAAATGGGTTCAATGCCGCAACCACCTCAACGTACTGGACAACCTGGTGGAACCAGTACTGGATTATTTGGTATGATTAGTGGATTATTTGGTATGAATAATCCACCAAAACCACAACAACCACAACAACCTCAAAATTTTACACCACCAATGCCATCATCATCCCGATCAAATGGAAATATGCGACCACCACAGCGCCCGAATGTTAATGTTCAAAATATAGACGTTGAAGATATAATTGAGGATATACACGCTGAAATAAGAACAACACCTTCGCCAACATTTATGAATCAACAAAATCGTCAAAATAATATTGAAACAATGTCTATTTCTGATGAAGAAATAACATCTATAATTGAAGATGCAGCTGATATTAAAAATATATCAAATGGAGGGCGACGCGGACGTCCACGTAAACCATCACCAGCTCCAGAAAGTAATAGAACATTTACTTTATAAAAATTATAGTATATTAAACTATCATTAAACCATTGTTACAAAATTGTTACAGATTTAATATATTTATTTTTTGCCCTTGACTTTAGATAAAGTCTTACTTAATGATTTAGAAATTTTACCAATATTTGATGGTACTTTCTTAAGGGCTTTTAATGGATTTCTAACGGTATCATTTACTTCTGCAGAATCCTTGCTCATTTCTTTAACGGTATTAAGGCCAATTGCATAAGCACCTTGAACAATTGATTCAAGTAATACAAATATTACACTAAGTGATAATAATACAACTTCTAATATAGCGTATAAATACATTATTTCACGACGAATATCTTCGGAACATTCACATTTAAATGTTATAAGATTACGAACATAAATAATTACAAGTACAAAGAATACAAAGAATAATACAAAGAATACTGCGCGTACAAGCATGTACATTAATGATCCCATTGGTCCAAAAAGACTAATTGTGAATCCTGGTGAAAGAGTCATTGTAACTACTAAGTAAAATACAGCGACTAGGGGAAATATTTTAATAAATGATCTATATTGACTTTCCGAGCATTCGCAACCGGTTTTTTCTAATTTATCAATATATGTGTAAATCATTAATAGTAAAAATATTCCTAAAAAGCTAATTGCAACTGAAAGCACCTGAGATATATCCATTTTTTGTTCTATATATAATATATATTTAAAAAATAATTTGTATATAAATTGTGCAACATATTTAAATATTATAATTAATTTTATCTATTTTCTGGTTTAACATATGTTATATTAAAGAAATCAAACAAATCTTTTTCTGTTGTAATATCTGTAAGTGCTTTAGCATCTTCTTTTACTTTCTTAAGTCCGTGTTCACTTAGTGAATACCCTTGTTCAAGTGTATTTCTACGGAATTTAATATTAAATTTATCAGATCCTGTGAAATATAATAATGCATACGGATATTCTGATGGTGGTGTATATAATATATCTAAACGACGTGCTGGTTTAGATGCATCTAATTTTACAAACGCCATACATTTTTTTGGCCCTAATGCTAGTATATCTGTTATATATCCTAAAGTAGTCATACTTGTTATTGCATTTTTAAAATGCGTTAGTATGTTTTTTTCAAAGTCTTTTTCATTATATGAAGTATTTGCTGGTATTGTTACTAATACATCTATATCACCACTGGTTTCTAAACCACGTCTATAACTACCGACAATAGTTGTAATAAATTCACTGTGTTCATTATTAAATGCGTTTTTAATTAGAACTTCATGATCTATTATTTCAGTTCTAGGTATACGTTTCTGTATATCTTCAAAATGCTTTAAACCAATACGCTGTTTATCATTTAATAATTTAGCATCAGTTAAAGCTGCAGCACGTAAATCTTCAATGGATTTAATATTATGTGTTTTGTTAGCCATAAGATCTTTTGCCTTTACTGGTCCAACACCATAAATTTTTGTAAGATTATCAAATAATGATGTCTCTGGATTATTTTTAATATTATTTGCACCTTCATGTGCACCAGTTTTAATAACTTCAACTATTATTTCTTTAATACTCTTGCCAATTCCTTCAATATTTAAATTATCAATATCTTCAATTGTATAAATTGGTACAGTAATATTTTTTATTTGACCAATAACTTTTGTATATGCACGTGCTTTAAAAGTATTCATTTCTTTTAATGCTTGTTTAGCCATTGTATCTAAAGTGTCTATTATTAATGGCTTAAAGTCAACTTTAGCATCTTTAACAACTTTATCCTTAATGACTTTATCCTTAATGACTTTATCCTTAACGACTTTATCCTTAACGACTTTATCCTTAATGACTTTATCCTTAACGACTTTAGTACGAGGCATAGTGTAAATAGTATATTATCTATTAAATCTATATATATTATTTTTATAATCTAATTGTTTCAAATTTTCAATAATATCTAAGAATTTAAACTTAATTGAAGGACTAAGCATATTAATATGTTGTTCATTATTTTTTATAAATTCTTGTATATATTTTTTAGAATCTTCGCATTTTTTAACTTTAAATGTCTTTATTATTGCTAATATTTGTTCTAATAATGAATTTGTTATTTGTAATGAATTCTGTTCACTCATATTTGTTATATAATATTGACAACTAGTAACTACATATATTGTTAATTCATATATTATATTTACTTCTACAATATTATGTACTTTTAATAACATAAAAGCGTTTATTGCTGCATTTGCGCGTTTTTTCCATTTAACAAACTCACAAAATTCATCATATTCATTTGCTTCGTCTGTAACTTTTGTATCCTCGTCTGTAACTTTTGCCTCCTCATCTGTAACTGTAATACTTTCACATACACTATTATCAGGTAACCATTTTTTATATAGTACATAATTATCCCATACAGTTTGGAAATCAGAAATATATACAATATTATTATTTTCAGATCTAATTAAATTAATAATATTTATATATATTTTTTGAAAATCTGGGCATCGTAACATCATATCCCATAGTAATGTTGTATATGTACTTATATATTCATATTTAATAATATCTTTTAATTTTAATAGTAATTTTTCTTCATTTAAATATGTAATTTTATTTAAAATTGAAACAAATTCGCGATGTATAGATGCATTATTTCCTCCTATAACTGGTCTTTTAAGTAGACGTTCGTGTTGATGATATGAACCATCGTTTTTCTTATTATTTACTGAATTATTTTTCCATTTGGAATTATACCCTACATTACTATTTTTCCCAGCATATTTATCAAAATTATCTGTAGATTGTTCTGTAAAACATTTATGATTATTTATTAAATATTCACTTTTAGATTGTATAGATTGCGATGGTTTAAGTAAAGGATTATTTCTAATATTTATAAATATATCTATATTAATCCTAGTTATAATAGACATCGAGCAATATGCTAGATATATACTATCATTATAATAGCTTTAAATCTTTTAAATAAAAAATTAATTATTATTTACTTTTTAAAAGATTTAAGGTTAAAAAGATATAGAATATATATATATTATTAATAATGACATCATTGATAACAAGTAATATTATTGATATATTAAATAACTATTATGCGGTAAATGATATATATAAATCATTTATTATATGCAATACTGATGAAGATGTAAATAATTTAGCACTTTTAATGGAAAAAGAGTTATATACAGTATGTAAAATTACATCAAGTGATCTTTTAGATGATTATGATGAAAGAAATTTAAATAAAGTTAATAACGAATCTTATAATAAAATTACAGAATTTAATACAACATCATATCGTGTACTTATTATTAGTTATGACTTATGGGAAAAACTTAAAGAAGAATTAGAGGTATATATATTACCAGAACAAAATCTTATTGTATTAAATCTATTAAATACTGTATATATTAATAATATATACGACTGGATTAATGATACATTAACTCGTGGATTTATAAATAGAACCTCGTCATATTTAATGACTATTAATGATGACAGTACATTTATAGATACACTAGTTGATAGTAAATCTTGTAAAAATTATAATTTACTTTGTAAATATGGATCATATGAAGTATATTAAATGCTCTTAAATATTAATATTTGCATATTATAGATTAAAATGCCTAATAGTAAATTAATGTCCAAAATGTCTACAAAAATGCCTACAAAGATGTTTACAAATCTATCTTTATTAACACGCGTATTATTAATGCTTATAGCATTAGGTGTTGCATATTTAATTATTCAATTCGGTATGGTTACTTATGAAGCATTTACAGATTCATCAATACCATCAAGTAATACAACAAGTGTTAAATTATATAGTATGGTTGGATGTGGTCATTGTGATAATTTTGCACCTGAATGGGAAAAGCTAAATAAGACATATCCAAGTGGTACAAAATTATCTGATGGAAGTGTATTACAACTTATTAAATACAGTACAGGTAATCCAGAAGATTTAAAAATAATTAATCAAGATAATATTGCAGGGTTTCCAACAATAACAATAACCTATCCAAATGCAACACAAGCAACACAATACAATGATACTAGAACTATGGATGCATTATGGAAGACAATTAATAGATCTGCTTAAAATAACTAATTATTTTTCCATTCTTTTATTTTTAAATACATTGTTTTATATCCAATTTCATAACATTTATCTATTAATTGTATACTTGTACACAGATATAAATTAGTTTCATCAATAATGTATTCTACAGAACTTAATGGAATATCAAAATCAACAAAATACTTATATTTTTGTTTATATATATCAATCAATCCTGGATTAGATATTAGAGTCAATAATATATTTAATAATAATATTGGAAAATTTAATTTATGCATTATATTGGACTCTTCATTTTGTAAACTAATTACCAATATATTATCAGAAGATATATGACTTGATATACAAGATACAGGTATATTATCAGTAATACCACCGTCAGTATAATAAGTATTTCCTATTTGAACTGGTTTCATAATCAATGGTAGTGAGGCAGATGCTAATAATGCATCACATACTAAAACGTTTGGAGTTGTGTTAACTGAAAAATATTCAGGTTTCATTGTATGTGCATTTGTAGCACATATTATCAAATCTTTACCTGTTTTTTTTGTTAAATCTATAAAGGTTAATTTTTGTATATATTTCATTATTAAATTTAACGAGCGCATATTATTATCTAAACCACATGTATCATATATATTAAAAATATTTTCTAAACTTATATCAAAATTCTTTTTATTAAAATCAAAAAGATTTTTCCAATACTCTTCAATCTCAATTAGTGGAATATTTAATAAAAATGCTGTTGCAAATAGTGATCCTACAGATGTGCCAACTATTGTTTTAATATTTTTAATTAATTCAGGTTCTTGGTATAAATAACGAAGAACACCAATATAAACAGCGCCTTTCATACCACCACCACTAAATACGATATGTGTAAAATTAGGGCCTTTAGGTATTTTAGGTATATTAATTTGATTATAATTATTAATATTATTATTAAATTCTAAATTATTTATTGCGTCTACTATTTCCATTTTAACTGTCATTTTAACTGTCCTTGTTTATAGATATAGACTAATCTATAAATGCCGCCTCAAATTAACTTACAAGAATTATACAATATGCAAAAACAGAAAGTAAAGAATCGCAGCAAATGTTTTGATTATATTATTGAAGTATGTCATCGTCGTATACGAAACGTATCATCATATTGTGGTCAAAATACATTTTATGAAATACCTGGTTTTGTTGTAGGATATCCATTATATAAACTTGATGAATGTATAACATATGTTGTAGATGCATTGCGTAAAAATGGATTTTTAATACAAATATTACCTCCACCAAATATTGGTGTTATCTATATATCATGGGATCCTCGCGAACTGTTCCCACAAAAAGCGTTACCTCCACCACCAGTATCAATTAATGCGAATATGAATGCAAATATGTTTAATAATACTCAAAGTAGGATCAATAATACTCAAAATATCCAGAACACACAGAATAGAATTAATAATACAATAAAAAAAAATAAGAATCAATTTAGTTATAATGCACAAATGAAATTATTTTAAATTATTAATATAATAATAATTAAAACTGACAACTCAAAATAAAAGTGAGCAAAGAGCATACTGTGAATGTGTTAAGTTATTCAATACATGGAAGGACATATTAACTAATATTTATAAAGATACATCTTTTAATTCATCTAATTTGTTATTAGATAAGTGGAAGAATATAATATTATTAGTACCGTATAAAGAAGAATTGTTTGCGTTTAGAGAAGTATTATATACAAATTTAACACAAATAAAGAATTTTACATAAATTAAAAAATAAAGAATTAAGTTATAATAAAATCTTAATCATCATCTGGTACTAATTCTGCAATTTTTGCTTTCAATTCATCTATTTCTGTCAAATATGGTTTCATCATTCTAAATGTATCTCTCATTCCAATAGAATATGCAATTTTAAAGAGTAAATCACATAATATTATTATTAATATACCAGCTGCAACAAACAACACAGTATCCATAATATAATTCCATTTATTTGGTTGAGTATTTGATGTTGTTTGTGGAGTTTGTGGAATTTGTGACGTTTGAGTATTTTGTGTTGTAATATTTGATGTATTTGCAGCATTATATATATTGCTACCTGGTAAATATTGATTTATATTTGCTAAGTATTCATTTATATTTGCTAAATATTGATTTAGATTTGTTAAATCAATATTTGATGTATTAACTTGTGGACTTGGTGATCTACCACCCACGTAATTATTTGGTGAATTGCTTGGTGCAGGTGATTTGCTGTGTGCAGGTGATCTACCACCCACGTAATTATTTGGTGAATTGCTTGGTGCAGGTGATCTACTTGGCATGTTATTTGGTGAATTATTATTTATTTGTGAATTATTTTGTACCTGCTCAGATGTACTACTTAATGAATGGTAATCGTCTGAGGGCATTGGTGTGAAATTATTTTTATTTCGTTGCATTTGTTGTGACATTAAAAATGAATTATCATATGTAGATGATGGAGGAATTGTATATGGAATATCAATATCTTGTACACGCATATATTGACCAATTTCTTCATCATATAATCCATTAACATTATTCATAGAATATGGCGACTGTTTCTGAGGTGTGCTACATTGACCATTATTAAGATATACTTTCATTGCTGAATCATATTGTTTTTTTGATAATTCAGATATTGGATATTGATATGTAGTTGCTTGATCCGACATTTGACAGTTAGATGGTTGGCTTTGAGACTGTCTTTGAGGGAGTCCATTTTGAGGAAGGCCATCTTGATATTGTAATGCATGTTGTAAACCTTGTATATCTTTCTGATTTGGCGTATTATAACCTGGTGGTTCTAAATAACTTTCAGAGCCATAATTATCAGTAAATCCTTCTATAGATATTTTTGGCGACGGACATATACCCATATTGTCACAATAATATTTATAGTCATTTGCTTGAGCTGCATATGGTATATTTCCAATTACTGGATCAATTTGTTTAGACATCTTACCACTTGAATTAGTTGGAATTACTGCTGCAGACCCGCCACATATAAATTCTTCAACCATATTTGGTGAATTAATACCTTTATGTACATCTGGTAAATTTACCATACCTTGACTATCTGTTGAACCTTGGGTTCCTGGAGTATTTGCTACTAGTGGTGGTGTACGTTTTTGTGCTGACATATATCTTTGTTGTACAGACTGTGGATTATTTTGGGATTGTATAGCAGGTCTATATGAAGCTTGTTCTTGACCTACTTGATTACTATATACATTATTCGCATAAGGTGTATTACTTTGACCACATTGCATTTTACCTGATGTGGGTTTTTTTTGTTTAGAAAAAGAAGGTTCATTATATGCTTCTTGAATTGTACAATATGTAGACATTAATTTTTGTCCACCTACTATTATTTAGTTATATTTCTTTTTGTGCTAAGTAGTTAGGAATGTTAGAAGAAAATATTTTTGACGCAATAGAAGGATTATTAATTGGTATTTTAGCAACTGTTGTTCTTTTGTTTAGTTTTCAAACACATATACCATATCCACTAATAATGGTTAAAACTGTTGAACATCCGTGGATTATTGTTTTAATGTATATTTTTGCAATTATAATAGGACGTGTAAGTCCTAAATTATCTGTATTATTAATATTATTACTTACTGCATTTGTAATGGAAATATTTTTATTTACAAGACCAGTAATAGATACTATTAGTAATGTAGAATTGATTCCAATGTATGAAGAAGTGTCTTATATAAATGATACTAATGATGCTAATAATACTAATGATACTAATGATACTAATAATACTAATAATACTAATGATACTAATGATACTAATAATACAAATAATACTAATGATACTAATGATTCAGAAATAAATAACAATGGAGCGCCTATAACTATTGAAAAGTCGCCTATAAAAATGCTAACACATTTAATGAAAATGGAAGAAGATATTGATAATAAATTAAATTACGTAAGTCCCGGAAAATCAGTACCATCTCCTGTAGAAATTCTAAGTACTCAATCTGTATCTCAAACAAAAGCAAATGATAACTTTATTCAAGAACACAAAGGTTATCCATTACATGATGTACTATTACCTGTCCCATTGTATCCTTTATTTGATAATAATATCACAGTTTAATATAGAATGAATATATTAGCTCCTGGATTTGTTGATCCACTTGCTATAGCTTCTGCGTTTATTATGCACACTGGAAACCGTAAAGACAATTTAACAGCTGCACAAAAAGAAATGGTAGAACATCCAATTTCTAAAATAATAATATTATTTGGACTATTTTATATTTCCACACGAAATTTACTATGGAGTATTATACTTCTTATACTATACTATGTTTTAATTTATGTATTATTAAACGAGACACATCCAATGAATGTATTATCAAAAAGTTGGCTTATGGAAAAAGGATATATACTAAAAACAGATTCCAATTACAGTAATTGGAATTTAATTGACATGTATTATAAAAATCACGAACATATGACGAATTATATGAAATAATTTTAATCATGAAATGAATTTTTATCCACATCACCCCAATATACCTTAACTGGATTTGTACGTACACGTGTATTTACTTCTAATAAATAAACTACAAATGATAATACTGCAAATATACCAGCTATACTTGCTATCCAATTTCTTATTGAATTGTCTTGAAAATCTTCTACTAATACAAATAAAGTAGTTGTTGCAGCAATTATAATTGTTAATATTTGAAATAAATGTAACAATGAAGACACATCAATGGTATTAATATATGATGAAAAGTATACATTATTTATTTTTGATTGTGCGTTATTTAATTGACTCACAATAGTATTATAATAATCAATTTCACGATCCATAGATAAATTCATATTGCCATATACTTTATATGATTCTAATAACGTAACTAATGTAAATGTATTATCTAAATATTCAGATACTTGATTCATAACTTCAATATTGTAATAATTTAAATAACTAGGTATACTTGTTGCTGTTATTGCAAATTTCTCAATTAACGGTTTTGATGGCGCTTTCAAAATAAATATAGAAGAATTTAATAACATTTGAATACCAAGAAAATGTAATAATGCAAATAAAATTAATCCAATACATCCAAATAGTTTTAATTTTTTATCAACATCCATTAATATAATTGAAAATGAAACTAATGCAAATAATATTAATATTGTTATAGCTACATATTCACATATTCGTTGGGTTTTTTGTGTAGATAAACGGCCATTTAATAAATCTTTTACTGTACTTAGTTCTGCTTTTCCTGTTTTAAGTAATTCTGAAATGGCATTTATATCTGTTTGATTATTATCATACGTGTTAATATATTCACCGACTGCTTTATTAATACTTCCAAATACATTTACTTGTATATCATGTCCTGATCTTATTTTTAAAGCTTCATTATAACTATTTCTCTGAATTTCTATTGCACTATTTATTTGTGTGACTGTTTTTGCAGGAGTACTCATGAATATAGTATCTAAACCGTTTATTACACTATCAACTAATGTAGATTTATCAGCAGGTAGTATTTTTGGATAAATTGATTCATTTGCAGAATTTTTTTGATTTTTAATAGTATCATATTGAGAATTTATACGACTATTAGAATTACTTTTTAAATCAGTATAATTAGTATTCATAGTGCTAACAACATTATTGGCATTCTGTGTTATTTGTTCTATTGCCCATGTAAATAGACTATATTTTATTCCATTTATTTCATAGGTTTCTTCTGCAGTTTTATCACTATCATATGTATTTGGGTTAGCATTAATAGCAGCATCTGTAATAGGATTGTCATTATTAATTACATTTTTATTTGCTTGTACAATTAATTGGTATATTTTATCTATTAAATTACTTGCATTAGTCGCTTTAGTATCATTTCTATCAGTACCTTCACCTACTATTTTTAAATATTTAGTTGCAATTAAATAATTACAAAGTAAAATCCATATATATATTAAACGACGTGCGACATAAGGATTAAATGATGTAGAAAACGATATTGTATTTAATAATGTTGGACTAACGTAATTTACATATGTGTCTAAATTTGTGCCATTAACTATTATATCTGTTCCATCAGTAGTTCCAATTCTAACAGCACCATTAGTATTTACATATGGTATACCAAAAGAAATAGCACTTTCAGTATTATTTTTAATACTATCTAAATAAGATTGCCATGTATTTGCTTCAAATAAATTATATAATGTGTGTAAACCTTGCATAAAATTATATATACTTCCGCGTGTAACTGGAGGGTTTGAAGTACTATCTGGTGTGCTTAATAATGATAAACAATTTATTTCACTAATATTTGTTAAATCTGTTAAATTAATAACATTAGCAAGTAATGTACCGCTATTATATGAACCAATATATGAGTTAGTTGAATTAGGTGAGTTATATAAATAAACATTAGTTGAATCTGTATTAATGTTTATAAAGTCTGATAATAGTATACCAGTATTATTTAAATTATATAATTGATTAATATTTGAGTTTATACTATAATTTATTAAACTATCTGCACCAATTATATATCCATCACTCCCTCCTAATATTCCTTCTTTTTTAAAACTATGATTATTATCATCATTAACTTTAAAATATATATCATTTAATAAAGAAAATTTTGCAGTAACCTCTTTTTGTATTGTAAAAAAATCTGTTGCCATCAATAATTAAGATACTCTAAAATAATAAGAATACAAAAATAAAATAAATTTAAGTAATTTTAAATAAATAAATAGCATTATTTACTCTATTTTTTTAGTTATTTTACCCCAGTATATTTTTCTAGGATCAGTATGCACACGCATATTAATTTCAAGTAAATATATGAATATAGATATTACAAGAAATATTCCAGTTATCCATGATATAATAGTATATGAACTTCCGGTAATATCTAATGATTCTAGAAATACATATGCAAGTGTAAATGCTGCAATAATTATTGTAAATGATATAAATAATTGTATTGTAGATTTATATTTGATTTGCTCAATATATGATGATTTATATATTGAATTTACTTTTTGTCCACTATTTTCTAATTGTGTTGATACATCATTGTAATAAGAAATTTCTTTATTTAATGCATGATTTGTATTTGCATATATACTATTAGATTCAAGAAGTATATTATTATTTTCGGTTTGTACTAAATAATTATATGCTGCGTCTAAGCATCCTAGTGGTGCTGTACTTATACCACTATTATAGGCTTTAGTATTCATAACAAATGTTTCAATCATATTCATCTTTTTATATGTATTTAAATCATGTTCTGATAGATCAATTATTTCATTAGTTTCAAATGTTTCAAATAGTTTTTTATTATCAAAGAAATACATTAATGCATATGTATTACATACTGCTATAAATACCAATACAGCTGTTAATAATATTTTTGTAAATTTGTCTAGTGGCATTATAATTATAGTAAATGCAAATACTGTTATTAATATTAAAATTGTAAGTGCTACATATGTATATATTTTTAAAGTTTCTGCATTTTTCTCTCGTGCTTGTAATTTTAATCTATTGCCTTTTAAAGTCTTTTTATTATGTTCTACAACAGGTCCCAATTCATTAATATCTTGTTGTCTATTACGATATATTGTAACATTCTTACTAGATTCATCTTTAATAGATTCTAATTTATCGTTTGCAATCATTAAACTATTTGTACTTGGTATAGTGCGTTGTGATTTATATGTTTGTGTAGGATTAAAATATGTAGTTGTTAAATCTTGTATAGCACTTAATTGTATTGTTGTAGGTATATAATCGTTAAAATTACTTAATATGGACTCTGCATTTTTTAATATTAGTTGAAATTCGGTTTTTTTTTCGAGTAAATCACTGACCTTTTGTATGGCTTCACCTTTTAATTCATTTGAAGAGCTAACTGCTTCATAATTATTTTTATATATATCTAATACACCACCTGCATTAAATATATTATTACGTTTTTGTGTATATGTACTATCTGCATTAGATAAATTGGTAAATAATCTTGATTTATCTGACGGTGATGGTTTATGATTATAAGATCCTAAAAAACTATTTCTAGATGGAATTGGATTGTAATCAACAAATGTTGCAACTGATGGTGCACTATTAAATTGTCTTTGTAAATCAGAATAAGATCCTCGTGCATTATCATATGCGGCTAATACACTACTATCATGAATATATAATGCATTATAATCTGTTTGTAATAATCTACGATGATCTTCTAAAGAATTATATGCGCTATTTAAATTATCATAGTCATTACCAATTGCGTTTTTTAATGCAGTTTGCGCATTAGTTACATCAGTATAAGCGTCATTCAAGGCAGTTTGTGCTGGGACTACATTCTTAGTCCAATAGGTATCTAAATTATCTTTTGCATCATTATATGCTTCTTTTTTAGCGTTTTCATTTTTTTCTGCTTCTTTAATTGATCCATCTATTGCAGTGCTACTATTTAAAGTAGCCAAACGGCTTTCTAAATCTGCTTTATTTGTATCAATAATATCACTTAATTTACGATCTATACTATTTATACATTTACCTTTACTAGTTATATCAGTTAAGCTAGTTTGCATAGTTCTAACATACGTACTGACCTTTGAATCATCAACAAGATTATAAAATGGTAATAATGAATCAAATAAATTTTGTACATTTATTACATCTGGATTTATACTTGTACATGTGTCAGTAGCTATTGGAATAGTAATAGTTCCGGCAGATTTATTAAATGTAGCTAATTGAGGTGGTACTAATGTTTGTACAATAATAGACCATACTTGATATTGGATATTTGCTTCTTGTGCAACTCTTGATAACTGTACGCTATCTTTTAATAATGTATTATAATCAAATTGATCGTTATTATTTTGTATAATTTTTAAACATGATAATACAAGTACTGCATTCGCATCACTTTGATTATTAATATATAAATCATATGCTATAGCAAAATCTAAAATTAATATCCATAAATATACTAATCGTCGTGCAACAAAAGCATTAAAATGTGGTGTACTTGTAATATTATATATTAAATTAGAATCAATATAGTTTAAATTATTACTAATATCATCTGCAGTTAATTCTTTTTTTACAATTGTATTTCCATTATGAATTAGTACATTTGTTAAATTAGGATATGTTATATTATTATTAGTATTTTCTACAAAAGCATCAAAATATTCAGAATTTAAGACAGCATATAATGTATATAATCCATTAACTAAATTAATCCTGGATGTATCTGATATTAAAGGTATACAATTAATTTCTACTATATCTGTTAAATCATTATCTGATAATGTAGAAATATTTACTTTTGTATTACTATTTGCTTTAATTAATATAACTTCACTTCCAGAATAATTTGCTGTTCTATCAATAGCTATTTTTTTCATCATTTCGTCATTATAACCAAAAACCGGTTGTGGTATTGATTGTAAATATAGTTCATTTATATTCTTTAATTTAATAATAAATTGTTCGTATATATATGCAATATCATCACCTGAAAATTCAGGTAAAGAACGATCTGATCCACCGCCTGATCCACCACCTGATCCACCACCACCACCACCACCACCTCTTCCTCCACCGCCACCACCACCACGGCCTCCACCTCCTCGCCCTCCACCGCCACCTCGCCCTCCACCGCCACCTCGCCCTCCACCTCTACCACCACCACCTGAACCACCACCTGATCCACCGCCTGATCCACCGCCTGATCCACCGCTTGAACCACTTGGTACACCTGAACTACTTGGTACACCTGAACTACTTGGTACACCTGAACCACTACTTGAACCACCTGAACTACTTGGTGCAAATGATGGACTTACATTTCGTGATGATGAAGGTGCAGTATATGATTGTGGACCAACATATACACCTGGTGATGAATAAACAGCAGGTCCTGTTAATAATGATGTGCTTGGAGCATTAGTAGGAGCTACCATTATTATATTATCTACTTATAATTTATAAATAAAAATAAAATATTATTAATATTAATTAAACACAACATCTGTAATAATAATATGTACCTGAAGTTTCATTATATCGCGTAATTTTTACAATGTCGCCTTGTTTAAGACCCAACCAATGGGCGATCACATCATTTTTTGAAATAATAGGCATTTGGATTTTTTGTTTAATCATATAAGATTCCATAATTTTTTTACCCTCTGCTTCTGATAATTTCTCATGTGGCGGTACTAATACATGTTTTAAAGGATTATACATAAGTTCTTTTGTATAAAATATTTGCAAATTTGCACCCGAACTATTTAATGCTTTATCAATTGCCATAATTTTATTAAGATGTGCTGATGTTAAATCTGTAATTATTAATATAAAATACTTGAAACTTTCACCATTATAATTTTTAAAATCAACTAATAAATTATCCTGATCATTATTATTTAACCATTCTTTCAATATATCTTTTGTAAGTGCAAAGAAAACAAGAGTGCGATCTGTATCTAATGTTATAAGTTCCGAATAATACCTACCTATATCACGAATTGCATCTCCTTGTTCATTAATATAACTTGCATCATCGCCACGAGCTTCTAGCATATCATGTAAGTTTTCACGAATAATTTGTAGTTCCATTTCTAATAACTCTTTATATTTAATTATATGATTGTATTTCTTATATGATATCAATTTTTAAAGTTAAAATAATTTAATTATATCACAAAAATAATGTATTATAAGTAGATGGTCGTGATGGTAATAAATGGCAAACTATACATGTTATATATGACGACAGGTTTGCATCTGAATGGATACAGATTTAAAATAACTAATTTATGGGTACATTTTAATAATAAAAAATTAAGATATTAATTTTTATTATTTTATATTTTTAATCATCATCATCATTTTCAACAGGTGCACCGCCACCTTCAAGTACAATGCGAATACCTGTCCAATAATGTTTATATGGACCAAATAATTTTTCCATACCAACTTTGAATATATCTTGTTTTGGTAACAATTTTCCTTTTGGCATATTGTTGTAAGCCCATGATTTGAAATCTGCATAAATAGTTGTAATTTTAATTTTTTCTGAGCATGTTGGGTCAACATGAATTTTGTCTGCAATATATTGTGATACATAGTCGTTATTTTTACGGTATGAATTGGTAGCCATGACAACTTCTGGTGGCTCAACAATATCTTTTGGTTCAATATTATTGTGATTATCAATAAGCATACTCATAAATGTACTGGCCCATGTTTCAATCTTATTACTTAATTCTGGATCAAGTGGAAATTCATTTGGTTTTGTTAAATCAGGATTATCAGTAAATTTTGATGTATGTTCTAATACACGAATACGACGCCACGTACCACCGTCATCACTAGGTACCTCTGGTAAATCATTACAAGTCATTACCATTTTAAATTGTGGACGAAATTCAATAGGTTCTTTAAACAATCCACGACACAATATACGATCACCACCAGTAAGTTCTTTCATCAAACCAACATTGAGTTTTTCGGCTTCACCAGGTTCTTGCATGACTGCAATACGACGTCCTTTAGTTCGTTCTAATTCTGCTTGAGCCCCACTAGAAGATCCACGTTTTTGTGTAAGAAGGGCAATCGGTAAGATACAATAATATTCGCCTAATGCATATTGAATTAAATTTAATAATACTGATTTACTATTTGATCCACTTCCAGTAAATATATACAACTTTTCTTGACGTATACTGCCATCTAAAATACATGACAATATATCAACCATATATTTACGAACATTGGGATTCGTGTATACTTGGGATAAATACAATGCTATTTCTTTAGCTTCAACAGATTCAGGATTATATGTAATATAATTGCATCCTGTGCTAAAACTAATATAATCATCTGGTAAACCGTCTCTAAATTCATGTAAACGCAAATCATATACGCCATTTTCAAAACCAATTAAATGTGGATGACTGTCAAGTAACTCAATAAATGTTTCATCAGTAAATAAACTTTTACATGCTTTAATAATGCTATCTTTATAATTTTCATCTTTTAATTTAATACTAATTTGCAGTGCTTTTTTAGCATATCCTTCACATTTAGAACGTACTTCATCGTCGTCGTGGTTTCGTAAACTTTCACCACTCCAATACGACGAGCGTGTCATAAATTTTTGACATACTTTATAAGATAATATAACACGCAATTTTAAACCTTCTTTAGAACGAATCCAACGATGTAAGTCTGGTCTATACATATACCATACGTTATTTGGTGTATAACGAAATTGATCTTTGAACATATTATAAACAACACAACCCACATCAAAGTGCGCACCTTCACTGCGTATTGCACGATCAATAATCTCAACAATATTAGAATCAATAATTTCTTCATATTTTTGAGGATTATCTTGTTTTGCAATCCAACGCAAAGTTCCCATACCCATTGTATCACTGCGCATTTGATTCCACATTTTTTGACATTCACCTTCAATATATTTACTTGAAAGTCGTGATATATCAATCCATGATTCTAATAAACGATAATCAATATTACGAAGCGTCCAACCTAATTTAATCCATTCTTCATAACTTTCAGAACGCTTTGAACTAATACAATCTGAAACAAGTTTCTTTGCTAAATTTAATTCTTCATCACCAATTATATTTTTGGATAAATTAATACTTTTTCCAAATACTTGTCCGTGTAATTTATTTTTACGTCGTTCGTCCATTGTTGGTAAAACATGACGTATATATTCTTCAACTTCTTCTTTACGATCTTCAAATATTTCCACTTCTAAACTTTGTTTATTTCTCATTGAAAATAATTCAACAAATGTTAACTCTTCTTGTGCAGATGCTGTAGGCATTAATGCTATAGTTCGTGTATTACGATCATATCTATATATGCGTGTTACAATATATGCATCACAATCTGGTTTACGACTACCATACATTTGCCAATTATTTTTATCAATGATTGCTTGATCAATAATATCTTCAGCAGGATTTGTCAAAGTCATTCCTTCAAACAATGTATTTGAATCATCCAATATATATTTTCGCACTAAATGTTGAAATGAATGTGGTACAACTAAGTGTGGCCAGATTGCATGAATACCATCTTTAATTTTACCACGATATTCAACAGGATTTGGTTTTTCCATAACATACACAACCCATGCCTCTTCAGGCGCATCTAAAAATGTAGATAATAATTTAAAATACGTTAAAATAATACGATCAGTGTCTTCATTTTTATATATTCTTTTAAGTTTTACACCACTTTGTGATTCTAAATTAAACCTATAATCTAAATCTATACGCATAGGACTTGGATCATTTGGCTTTTCAGTAAGGTGTAACGGAATCCCCTGAACCATGGCACGGTGGTAATTTGAATAGAATTCATCAAGTTTTTCATCCGGAACATGTAGTGAACACGAAGGTTTTCCAATACTAGTGTGAGTATATGGAGTTTTTTTATCACATTTAAACGTATTAAAATATAACTTAAAATTCTCCATATTGCTTTTCTTGAAGCCTCTTGTATATATACGCGTATATTTTTTAAATATAAGTTACGCAAACACAGGTAATAGGTTTATTTCATATTATTATCTAATATGGTAACAAAAATCAATTTTTCTGAACGTACCGCAATTATCTAAATCTAATATATTCAATATATTCAATATATTCAATATATTCAATTCACATAAGTATCACTAATAATATGTCCGTCTTTCAATTCAATATGTCTTTTTGCATAATTCATTAAATAATTGTCATGCGTTACCATAATAATTGTTTTATTTTGCATAGCAGAATCATACATTTGTGTTAATATATGTTTTGTTTTTTCATCTAATGATGCAGTGGGTTCATCTAAAATAAGTATTTCTGGTTTATGTAATAATATACGTAACGACCATATTAATTGTCTTTGTCCTCCTGAAATTTTTGATCCATTTTTACCAACTTTAGTATTTAAACCATCTTCTAAATTAGAAAATTCATCAGATATATTATACTTTTCAAAAAGCGCTGTTATTTCATCAGTTGTTACATGTGGATTACTATATTTAATATTTTCTAATATAGTTCTATTAAATAAAGTAGGTTGTTGCGGTACATAACCTATTTTTTCACGTAATATATGTATTGGTATATTGCTATACGGTATGCCATCTAATAATATTTGTCCTGATGTTGATTCTTCTAATTTCAAAATTAATTTTAATAATGTACTTTTACCTCCACCAATTTCACCAATAATTGCTACACGTTCACCTGGTTGTATTGTTAATGTTATATTTTTTAAAACAGGTTCAGTATATAACATATATGAATATGATAAATCATATATAAATAATCCATGTGGTATTATTAAATCATTTGGTAATGATGTATTATTAAAAATTTGAGACTTTTTATCAAATAACGAATTAATATTATTTAAAATTCCAGTTTCAAATAATATATCACGTACTTGATCAGTTATATACATCATAGAACTTAAAATATACAATACAATAATAAACAATGATATGAATTTTGCAGAATTTATTTTATTATTTGCAAGTAATGTATTAGATCTATAAAAGAAGAATATAATGAATGCTAATAATACTGGTAATACACATATACGTGTATATAATGCACAATCCATTGTATATTTATAGGCTTTCATATATTTTTTCTCATATGTTTCTAAACGTTTAAATTCTTCTTCTTCTTGATTACCACTATATATTGAAATTAAATTACGTAATGTGTCGTCAATTTCTTCATGCAATTCATTTTGTATTTCATCTTTTAATATTGTTCGTTTTTTACATAAAACAGGAGAATACATAATTAAGTATATATATGAAATAATGAGCACACCTAAACATATGCCTAATTGAATATCATGATATAGAAAATAACATATACCTAGTATATATGTTAATATATATGGGAAAAATATATTCTTCACTCGTTCAAACCACTGTGTTAAATATATAGGAATTTTAATAATTTTAGACATAATATCACCTAAAATTATTTCGCGGAAACTTGTTTTATTATTATCTACTATACGTTTTAAAATATATGTACGAATAAATGATTGTAATTCAGGAAATAATTTAGTATCATGCCAATCAGATACTGTATATCCAATTTCTATTATACAAATGAGTATTATAACTACTATAAATAATTTATATACGTTTTTTTTATCTTTCTTTTCAATAGCCGTCATTATTCTTCCATAAATTTCTGGTAATATAATATCCTGTACAGGTATTAATAAGCCAAATGATATATTTGTAATTATAAATAATGGTTCTGATTTCATAAACTCAAAAAATATCTTTGATACTTCATCTCCCATATGTTTTTATGAACACTTAAATATTAATAACATAATAATATATTGTTAAAAGTATATATTGTATATTATTGTATATTGTATATTATTGTATATTATTGTATATTGTATAATATTGTATAATATTGTATATTATTGTATAATATTTTAACATATATTTTAAACAATATATTATTATATAATTATTATATAATGGATAGCAAAGCAAAATTACAATGCAGTCCAGTTACTGCTGGGAATTATAAAAAATATAAAACATGTTTTTCTTTAGCTGCATTGCAACGTCTTGCGTCTTCGTGGAATACACAAAATAAAACAAAAACAATAAAAATAAATGGCAGAAGTCGCACTCAAATATGGAATGATTTAAATAATAAATTAAAAGATAAATGTACCGGTTTTGATAAAGAAAGTTGTTGGGTATCTAATTTAAAAGCAGATGTAGTTCCTATTGTTGCAAAAAGTTTACGTCCATCAAGACCATCCTCGTGGGATAAAAATCCAAATGAATGGTTATCAAATATTGATATTGAAAACGTTATGTTTCAATATAATGAAATTAAAAATAATAATTATCATTTCTTAGGTGTGTTTGCAATTGATTTTGCAGAAAAAGATGAATTTGGAAATTGTTTATATGAAGAAATATGTTCATTAAATATATTTAATTTGCTAAAGAAAAAAATTAATTATGTTGGATTAATAACTAATCTTGATAAACACGACGAACCAGGTAGTCATTGGACTTCAACATTTATTTGTATTAATCCTTATAGTCCTAGTTTTGGTGCATATTATTATGATAGTGTGTCTCGTGCTCCGCCAACAGAAATGGTAAAATTCATGAATGATCTTAAATCTAAAGCAATACTTATTGTTAATGATTTAAATGCAAAAAATTCTAATAATGCAAATAATGCAAATAATGCAAATAATGCTAAACAAACATATCCATTTCGTTTAGCATATAATAAAAAACAAGACCAGTATGGTAATAATGAATGTGGTATGTTTTCAATTTATTATCAATTAAATTGGCTTAAATATTTAGAATCTAATCCAAATGCTAAATTTGAAGAAGTCATTTCTGGTACTATATCTGATAAAATGATGAATGAATATAGAAGTATTATATTTCGTACAAAAAAACATATTAAGAATAATACTGCTTGAATACTATATATTAATAAATATTATATAATTTAAAAATGGCTGACCAAATAATATCACAAGCAAATATAACACATTTATGTAATATATGTGAAAGATTTTTTTTAGAAAAATATAATATAAATGTTACACAAGATACTCTTAATAAAACAATTCCAGTATTATTAAATAAAATTATTATATATTATAATAAAAATCCCCCATTACCACCACTTCAAGAAATCAATAAAATCGCAATGCAACGTATGAAAGATTTTATCCTAAGTAAAACGCACAAACCGTCTCAAGTACAGCATCAACAACCATTATTAGAACCACTACAACCTCCAATAAATTCACAAAAAATACCACTAATACCACTGAAAGATATTAAATATGATCCTAATGATTTATTTGTATCTAATAAAGTATCTGAAATTCACAGTAATCATAATATAATTAATAAAAATGATTTTCAAGAACATTATGAACATAATGAACATAATGAATATAATGTAAACAATAATGTAAACAATAATGTAAACAATAATGTAAACAATAATGTAAACAATAATGTAAACAATAATGTAAACAATAATGTAAACAATAATACGCGTGAAATACAAGATATTGTATCTGAAGATGAATTTTTTGTTAAATTAAAGAACTTGGAAAATACACGAAATATTATTGATACTGTTAAAACAAATATAAGTGAATCGTCTTATCTTTCAACAAATACGTCATTAAATAATTTAGTACAACAACAGCCTATAGTTATTCAACAAATATCGCCGTCACATAATTTGGATATACATAATTCATTTAATAGTATTACTAAATCAATAATTATAAATGCAGCTGATCGCGATTGGATATATTTTCATGAACGTAATACATTTATATGGTCAGGTATACAAATAGATGCTTCAAGTATTAAATTATCTCATGTATTAATGCCGCGTCGTGTTGCAAAGACTACACCTATAGTTATTCTTGAAATAACTGGTTCAAGTAATAAAGTACTTGAATTAGTATTAATTTTACATACTTGTGGAGTGGCGTGGGATACTTGGAAATGTGTAAATGATGATTTAATACAAAATATTTCATGTCCATGGACATTAAAACTTCTTGATACACATAAACATCCATTGAATATATTGGGTAAAGATGGTTCAATCATAAAAAGTGCATCATTACTCTATAATAAAAATACTCAAATAACTATTGAACCACATATGAATTGTATTGAAAGCGGTACTCAATTAAAAGTATATAATACTAATTTAAAAAATAATATTATTATGAATGTTATAAATGTTAATGGGCATAATATTGAAGTTGAAGACGATGTAACATCTAGTATAAATGGTATTGTATGTAATTTATGTTATCAACCATATATAATTATTGATCATATAGTAAAAGTATTACAACGTTAATTAAAACACAGCAACAAGTAATAATATAACAACCCATATTAATGCAGTAATCATTTCAATACGATACTCTAATTTTGCTTTATCTTCTTCAGTAGCAATAGTTGTACTTAAACCGGATATACCAAAATTTATATTATATATTAATACAAGTATAATTCCAAAGAATCCCCATACTATTGCTAAATGTGTTAATATAATTGATGTATTTACATGTAAATTTACATAATTAAATAATATACGTAGTCTCCATAAATCAAAGTTAACTACCATGACAAATGCAACAAATATTAAAGTGTATATAACACCTATTGCTATTATAGTATTTGCCAATGATAAAACCCATCCTTTTTCAATCATATATTCAACTATTGTAACTGCAACAAGACGAAATAATATAATAATAAAAGCAAATATCATTTTATCAAATGTAGTAATTTTTAACACTTCTGATGGTATTAAATTATTAGCATTTAACATATTTTCAAGATTTATTGATGCTAATAAATTGCCATCAGTTGCTTTAGACTTTAAATAACGATTATAAATATCATCAAGCAATGTAGGATTATCATTTAATACACCATATTCAGGACTTAAACGAGTTTTAGCTTTCATATCAAGTACGCGTATCATTTCGCGAATTATTGTTTTGTCCACTTTTTCCTGTATATTTTTAATATGATTTTGTATTGTATTTGCACCTTTTTGTATTACTTTGTCTTTTTTATATTTAATCTCAATATCATAAGAAGAAATTGCCGTATCATATTTACTTATCGTATCACTTGCAGTGGTATTGGCGTTTTTAGCACTACTATCTACAGTTTGATTACTATTTATTTGAGGAATTACTAAACTCCTAATATTTTGTTGCATATTTTCTAATTTAGCATTAAGTTGTGATATAGCGTCAACTGCGGTAAGTTGTGCTTCTCCTGTTGCGGCTTCTGTTGGTGTTCCTTCTGTTGGTGTCTTTGTTAATGCGGTTGTTACAGTTTTTAATGCACTATTTGTACTATTTACTATATTATCCATATTTTCAATATTATCCTTATTTTTTTGTATTATTTCTAGTTTTGCAGAATTATCTTTAATTTTAATACCAATTTTAGTAAGTAATGCATTTTTAGAATTATTAAGTTGTTTTGTTTGTTCACTAAGACCTGAACTAGCCTGAACATTTTGAGCTGCTGGAGTATTTAAGCGTTTTGTCACTGCTTCTCCAGCATTATTGTATCCTTTATATACTAATTTATAAGCAGCATTAATTTCATTTAATATATTTGATAAATAAGTTGGTAAACTATATTTAGTATAATTATTATCATCTGTATCGTTATTATCTATTGCACCATCATTTAGTATTGCTAATTTATGTAATATTTCTGCAAGTTCAGGATCATTTGCAACACCTGATGCTAATTTAGTAATTGATTTTTGTACACTTTCATATAACTCTTTAGCTTTATTAATTTTAGCACCAAGACCATCAATCCATTTTTGTTCTTCTTTAATTGAAGCCCATTTGGATACTAAACTTCTTTCATCATTTGAAAGTTCACCATTTGTTAAAATACGTTTTAATTCGTCTTCTTTATTTTGAACAAACACTGATTCAACTGCTGGATCTAAATCATCTGCTTCAAATGAATAAGATTTATTATATTCAGACAGTAACTGTGATATAATCTGTGATAATTCATTTGCTTCTTTTTTTGTTTTACTTAGTTCTTCATTTTGTTCCTTAATTTTAGCTGCAGCATCTTTTTCTTTATTTGCATCATCATTTGGAGCACCACCACGTGTTACAGGTACACCATTTACGGGTGGTGTATTTAATTGATTAAGTGGTACAATTATCCCAGAATCCGATATAGCAGCTGCGGCAAATTTTTCTTCACGTTCATGTATTCTTTGTGCAGGTCCCATTGGTGCTGAAGGTGTAAATAAAGCTCCTAATTTTCCCATAGCAAGTGCAACACGAAGTTCTGCTTCGTCATCAGCAGCTTTAATTCTTTGTTCTATTTTTAAATTCTTCATAAGTTCTTTAAAACTATCAAAATCTTTACTATATTCTTGAACAAGGTTCCACTTTGGCATATTTTCAGCAAAATCTACAAAAAAGTCTGTAACAACAACATTAATACTATTTTCATCTTTTTCTTGTCCAATCTTAAGTGCTTTTACAAAATTTTGTAAATCATCTGTTGTAATTGTATTATCAGTTCTAAGTGATTTTAAACTCTCAGCAAGTTCAGTTAATACATTAATTTTATTTACATTTTTTTGAATAATTGAATTTGCTTGTTCTTTTTCTCCTACTGCTGGTGCTTGTCCTTTTTGTGCTTGTCCTTCTTGTTTGTTTTGTACTTTTTCTTGTGCGGCTGGTTGATTAGAATTAGATGAACCTAATGCGGATATTATACCTGCTAAATCTGCACCACCATAATGTTTTTTTAACTTTTTAATTACATTTTCAATTAAATTTGGTATTATATTATTTTTATTAATATTTTCACCAGTACCGCCTTTAGATTTATACAATGTATATAAAGTCTTTTTGTTTTCTTGGATATAAGCTTTTAAAACGTCCTTTTTTAAATATGGAAAATGTTTTTCAACTAAGTTAAATAGTTTTTTATATATTTTAAGACGCTTTGTATTCTTATTTTTAATATCTTTGAAAATATCTAAGTTATTAGTCATCTATTATTATGACCTTCTACATTTATTATACGATTTTAATGTAACACCATTAAATTCTAAACGCTATAATTGATGATAAAAACCACATTAATAATGATAAATTACTTACTAGAAACAATATTGATTTTTGTTTTTTATAAGAATTTCTATCCGGATCTTCAGAACCGTCACTAATAAATATTAATATTGGAAATAGTATAAATTGTATTAGTAAATGCACCCATATGCGCACTGATGAATTTATATCTGTGTTTAAATAAAAAATTATAGCTTTAAAAGGATTTGCAAATCCACCGTTATTTGGCTCAATAGATGTATTTACAAGTATACATATTACACCAAATATTATCCAATATACAACAATATAAAAGAAAAATGTTTCTGCTAATGTACTTATCATTGATGTTGTTAAAGCCCAATCAACTAAATATAAAGATATACCTCTAATAATATATGTTAAAGCACAAAATATAGCCACATCTGTAGTTGTAGTTTTTTGTTCCTTTGGACCATAAATAGGATGTTCAGTTATACTATCTAATATAGTATCTTTTTCTCTTAATAAATTTTCATATATGTTTGATTGATTATCAGTTAACGCTTTAGATATTGATGTATTTGCAGTTTTATTATATGCAATAGTTGCATCTTTATTACTATAAATTTTTTTGTTAATATCTTTTAAGTCCTCATTTTTATCAGTAAAAAAGTTGCCTATATTTGCACTTTCATCTGCACCACCAGTAGTAGTAGTTAATTTGCCTAACTCTTTGCGAATCTCTTCTCTAGTTGTATTTAATGTTGGATTTGTTTTGTTTATTGCGTTCAAATTGGTGTTTGAGTTCTCAAGATTGGCTTTTGATTCATTAAGTAAAGTGCTGAGACTATTAATATTTTGATTCATAACTTGATCTCTGTATAATTGGTCTTTGGCTCTTTCAATGTTTAATCTATCAGTAGATGTTTGTGGATCTAATATAATTTGTCCTTTATTATTTTGTCCATATGCAAACTGTTCTGTTAATGGATTTTGTTTTAATTTTGTATTTATTCCCTTTTTAATTTTACGTTGTCTATAATCTGGTAAAGTATTAATATATTTACCTTTATTATTAATATCCCGAATTGCACTATACCAACTACTGCGGGTATTACTACCAAGATTGTATTCTTTTAATATTTGTTTAAATTTTGGTAGACGATTAATAACTTGTAAATAGAATTTAACACGCACTGGATCTATCATAGCTACATCCACATCTGGAGCCGAACCAAGTTCTACTTGTGTCATTGGAGCTGTATGAATCTCCCAAAAATCTACTAAATCTTGTAATTTATTACTTAATTTATCTGCTAAATTATTCATAGCCTTCTATTTATATTTATGGTAATATTTTACTGATAAAACTAACTATGCAAAATATACAAAGTACAATAACAAGTCCTATAGAAACAATATATGTAACAAATATTGGATTATTCTTATACATAAGATTAAATAACGGATATATAATCAAAGTAATTATAGCAAGTATTAATATATATACAATAAATGATAATTCACTTAAATTTGTACCTGGTGTAGTAAATAATCGCAAATTACTCATATCTTTTCTTAATTGTATTATATTTTTTCGTTGTGTGTCAGTAGCATTTAAATACATATTTTCTAATTCCATTCCATTTGTTTCATTTAATACATATGGCCATAATGGTGTATTATCGTCTGGTGTTCTTTTTCTCCATTGTGGATCAGCTTTAATATTTTCCATTAAATACATAGTAAATGGTGTTTTAGGTTGAGCCGGAAGATTTTTATAAGTAACAAAATTTGATCCAGGTGTATCAATGGTACCTATAGCAACTATATCTTTTGCAATTGTGTTTCCACCATCTTTTTCTTTCGGATTTTTACCATCTATTGCAGTAAGATTTTTATAATCATTCGTTATTGATGTTTTTAATGCATCGTTTTGTGTAATATATATTAATATAAATGCAATCAATGATACAAGTATTAATATAAAACTATATGGTTGCATTCTATTGCTATAGTAATAATATTGTGTCATAAATCCAATAAATACAGTAGCAAATGCAAGAATTACAGTAAATGGTACAGTATGTGTTTTATCTAAATATGCTGGTAATGATAGATTTTTATACTTATGTAAACATTCTAATATAATAAAAAATATACCAATTAGTGGATATATACCTAAAATAACTTTAATTATTAGTGAATAATTATCATTAGGATTTTTCTTTTTAGTTATATTATCTGCAACTATACTTAAAAATATACATATAATTGCAATATACATAATAATAGATGCAATATGTATCATATTATTTGGTCCATTTGGATCATCTAATACAAGTTTTAATTGATAATTTGGTGTATCAACAATAGAATATGTATTCTTACACTCATCTTGCATTCGCTGTCCCAAAATATATGCTTGTTGTAATTGATTAATACTGTTACTGTATATAATAATTGATGCAAGTATTAAAATTAAACTTATTATTAATATTATGAAATAATATATATATATTTCTGCAAATTGTATTAAATTTTTTAAATATTCTAAAATAATATTGCTTGTTAATAAAATAAAACATGCAAATAATGTTAAAGGTACATATATAACAAAGTTTACAATTCCAATAGTATCTATAGTTTGAACACCCATTCTTATACAATAGATATATTTTAGAAAAATAATTTTAATTTATGATATATTTTTTTTTGATACATGTGTTTTATGGTAATAATATATTTGAAATAGTATTATACTAACTATAAAAAACACAATTATTAACATTGTAAATACTGTAGGATTCATCAATTTATAAAATATATGAAATGGTACATATGTTATTATAACATTTAATACAGAGTATAATATAGTGTTTTGATGCATAATACTATATATAGTATTACTTGGATCACCATTTGATAAATTACTTAACCAAAATAGACTATTTAATAATTCAGAATTATTCATATTTTGTGCCTGTTGAAATAATATAGAATAATCGTTATCAATATTTTGAGTTCCGATTAATACTGCAAAATATGCTGTTATACCATCTACACTTAATGGTAGTTTATATATATCAGTATTAGATAAAAAAGGTAATATATTTGTATTTATATAATTAACTGTTGCAGTGTTTAATGATGTTGATGTATTTTTTAATACTGATGGTGTAGTAGTACTAACTTCTAATTTTGTATTTACTTTTAATTCAGTATTCCATAAATCAAAATATTTTTTCGCCTCTATTGTTTCAGGTGTAATATTATGTGTTACTGAATTTGATAATATTAAATATGGAAAAATATCAGAATTGCTTTTAAAATCATTCCATTTATTGACAGCATCTTGATAAGATTCTAAATTATCAACATACATTATACGTTTTATTAATCTAGTGTATAAATTAGATACTGCGTTTGGTGTTGGTACTGGTGCTGGTGCTGGTGCTGGTGCTGGTGCTGGTGCTGGTCCTGGTGCTGGTGCTGATGAATTCATAATATCTTCTAAAGTAATTTTTGTTGGATTTGGTAATAAACCACTATTTAATATTGTATTAACATGTTTATCATATGTTTCTATATCATTAATTTTCTTAATTTTGCCATAATTAACCCAGAAACCAATACATCCTACTACAATAATTAATATGGCAATATTTGTTACAAATAAGTCATCATCATCAAAATATTTTAAAAAATCAGTTTCTTTTGTATTTCCTGCATAATAATAACATATTATGCTTACAACAGTTGCTATTATTACAATTCCAATAATATAAATTAAATATTTAGAATATGGAGACGTCTCTTTAAATGTATTAGATATTGTATATCTAATTGTATCAGATTCTATAGGACTATTTCCACATATTTTTTGATTGCGAGTTGAGTAGCTTAAATTAAATAATACATTTGTATATTCAAAAGCGAGTTCTTCTTTAATATAATAAGCAGCAATTACACAAAATATTAAATATAATATAGATGCTATATGTTTTTTGAAGCTAATATATAATGGACTATTAATAATATATGCGAATTGACTATTATTAACAAAATTTATATCTTGGATACCAATGATACCGGAACCTCCTTTACTTACTTTTTTTCTAGTCATAATCCTCACTTATAATATACATATGAAATTCTTATTTATTTTTAATCTTTAATTCATTTTTAATTTCAGTAATTTGATCACTTAAATCTTTAATTGCTTCTACTATTAATCCCATCATATTACCATATGCAATTGATAAATATTCTTTATCAGTAGATGTATTTTCTGTTGTTATAGTTTTTGTTGTTGCAAACGTTTCTTCAGGTGTATATTTTAATATAGCTTCAGGAAGTATGCTTTCTACTTCTTGTGCAATTAAACCTGTATATCTACGACTTGCGTTTTCTATTGGATCATTAATTAAACTATATGTATATCCTGATAATGATTTAATTTTTTCTAATGCATCACTTATTTTTGTTATATCTTTCTTAAGACGTATATCTGAAGGTATACCATTCATTACACCAGTAATTTGATTACCTTGAATATATGAATTACCATATATATATTGATTTGCATTGAAAAATGCATTATAATTAAATGTTGTATAACCATCAAATAATGATGTTCCTACAACATGGAAATTACTACTTGGATTATATGTACCTATACCAACACCATTTTGCATTGATGATGGCATCAAACATATATTTGCATTGCTTCCAGATATATAACCCATATTGTTTGGATTTGTTGTTAAATCACCAAAATATATACCAGGATTGTTTAATGAATTTAATATAATTGAACCAGTAATATTAAAATCAAACTCTGGTACTGTATTTGGTGTTGATGGTACACTTCGTAATGTAGGTGCTACATACATTACACTCTGATAACCAAAATCATTATCACTAATAGCTAAGCCACTTGGACAATTTGGATAAAACTGCCATTTATATGCTGTATTACTCATTGAAATACGATACATATTTTGTATGCCAAGATTACTTGTTCTCATATGCATTTGTGCTTGTGGAAAAGATGAATCCAATACTAACATATTGGCATTACTTCCACTAAAAATATCAAACAGGTTACCAGTTGGTAATTCACCATTTATAACAACACCTCCAGTTGGTGATGATTTTGTATCTGGAGTTAAGAATATATTATTACCATTAATTGTTATACCATTTTGGATGTAATTACCAGTTGTAAAAAGTGGATTCCCATTTAAATATAGTCCTTGTCCAATATTTACAACACCATTTAGTGTTACATTAAAATTACAATTTGCTTGTTGACCAATACCAATATGATTATTTTCATCTACATCAAGAATAAAATAATGTTGATTTGGATCTTTACTATCAAATGTAAAAGTACTATTACTTGCTGCCATACGGAAATCTCGTAACATGTCAATTCCATATGTGTCTGATCCTGATTGAAATACAATTTGCGGTGATGCATTAGTACCTTTATCTAATAAGCGCAATGAACCAATATTACCAGTATTAATTATATCTAATGCAAAAGTTGGTTGGGTGTTACCAATACCAATACATCCATTATTTGTTATTGTTAAGACTTCAGTATTTACTGATGTTAAACTATTTGGAGCTATTGCTTGACTATAAATAAATGAAAGTTTTTGATTCCAAGATGCACATGGTCCTTTAAACGTCCACGATGTTGGGGCTTGTAGTATATTTGTTAAATTGTTTGTTGATGCTTGATAATTTTTTTGCAATTCTAACTGTGGTGCGTTATCTGTAGTTTCATTAATTGTAAATACACCTTTTGTCAAACGTAACATATTTGTACCATTTTCTTCAGTATATAAATGATTAATTGCAGTAGGTGCTTGAGTAAATGGTACACCAAAACCAACATATCCATCAGTATTTGTATTAAGTTTTTGGAATGATATATATGGATGTTGTGTCGCACCGTCTAAGAATGCAAATTGTGTACCATTAAAATTTGGATTAATACCATAAAATGCACCAAATTGTAATGATTGTGTTGTGTTATTATATGTTTGTTTAATTTCAAGTAATACAGATTGTGTTGAGCCCTGAAATGATGCAATTATAGGTTGTGTAGAATTTTTTGGACCATATACGCGTATTGTTTTACCAGTATCTGGATCTACTATTCCTACTTGATTTCCTAATATAGGAATTGGACCATTTGGACCTTGATATGTGGCATATGGTGTACCAATAACTACTGATTGCTGATTTTGTAAATAATCTGTTCCTGGACTAAATTGAATATTACCACCACCAATAAATACATCGTCATTATTAAGAGTTTGTGCTAATGAACCTGGTATATTTGAATTAACTAATGTATTACCATTTATTATAAATTGCCCACTTATACTTACATTACCAAGAACAGACATATTGCCACCCACTGTTAATAATGCATTTGTATCTGGATTATTAGATGAATTAAAAATATTTAAATTACCACCAATAACAATTTGTGGATTATTCATAAATGGTGTTGGACGCATCCATAAATAACGTACATTGTTTGGATTAGTAAATGGATCGTCTCCATTACCAATTTGAAAATATTTATAAGTATGATCTGCTTGAAAAGTCCAACTATTATATGGTGTATTACCTTGATATATCAATGAAGTCTTTTTTGCGGATATAATATTAGCATCTCCGCATGTTAATTGTAGGCGTGTACCAGCACTATAATTATCTTTAATTTCTAAATTTGCAACAGGTACTTTTACACCAATACCTGCATTTGCCCATGTAAATAAACCTCCAGAAATACTTTGTTTTGCTGGTGATACATTATTTGATGTTGTAACAGGATCTCTATTATCTTGCCATAATGCCGCTTTACGATCAACACCGTTTGTATCTGCTGTATATAAACCATTATTAAGTTTTGTATTACCAGAAACAATTAAGCCATACAAATAACTAGGTGCTGTATTTATACCTACATGACTTGCGTTTGGATCTGTTGGTATATAACTAATACCTGTATAAAATAAACTTGGTGCACCAGGTACTAAATTCGCATTAAATTGTTCTGTTTTCCAAATAGCTAATTGAATATTTTCATTAGGATTATGTGTTGGATTATAATATATATTACCACTAAATGTTATTGAACCATTTACATCTAATTCAGTTAATGGTGTATATGTATTTATACCAACTGCATGTAATGCTGCATTTGTTATATTACCTGGTTGATTAAATATACCAAGTGTTGGTGGTACTGCACCAGATACAATAGGTGGTGCAGTTGAACTCATATCAATTCCTGGAAAGAAATATATATTTTGAACTAGTTGTGTATATAGACCAGAATAGTTTGGGTCATTATATGTTGGTGTTGCAAATACAAGACTTGCATCTATTCCACCATTAAAATTCGGATCTACATATGGATGGCCAATATATCCTGCTTTAACTGAACCATTTGTAAAATCACTATTGTCAAACATAGATACTTCCCAAATTTGTTTATTAGATTTATATATTGCAAATTGTGTATTGACTGGATTATTTGCAGATGGTGATGGATTTATGCCAACACCAAATCGTCCCGGAGTAGCTAATCCATATCCGATTTGATTTATATTACAATAACTTGCATTTGCTGGTGTAAATTGAATCATTTCAAATCCATAATTTGAACTTCCATCTGCATTTAATCCATTAAACACTTCTGTAAATATTTGGCCACGTAAACGTATTGATTGATTCACAATTATATCTCTATTAAATAATATATCATTACAAAAACTTGCTGTATTTATTATTGAATTGTTTGCAGTTATATTATTAACACGTTCACTACCATATACATTTAAGTCATAATCCACATTTAAATTTTCTGGAAATGTATAAGTACCACCTCCAGCAAAAGGACCAGGAATAATTTGGTTTGCGTCAAATGTTATACCAGAACGTCTTATATATAATGAATCTATATTACACATTGCTTCAGATTCATAATCATAAATGAGCATATTTGTACTGTATGTTGATCCTTGCACATTGAGTGCCATAGGTATTGATACAGGTGTAAAATGCATAAAACCATTAACCTTATTGCGTAAATCAAATGGTACCGGATTATTAACAGACGTATTTATTCCAACATTACCGGCATAATCAATTTGAAAATGTGGTGGTGGCATAGATGTATAATTCGGTAATCCATATAATATTTCGTCAGGATCAAAATATACATTTGAAAAGTAATTTTGATCACGTCCCATATGAAATTCTATAGAACCACCACCAGAACCACCAGAGGCAGAAAATGAATTTGTATTAAATATTATTGGTGAATTATATGCTGTACCTACGACACCCATACGTAATTGAGATGCTTGTAGATTTTGTACTGATAGTTGCACTTGTTCAATATCTGAATTTGCCGATTTAAATACATTAACGCCAAAATTATTATTTAACGCAGCAGTACTATTTCCAATAGTAATATTTTCATTAAAATATATATTTGTATATGTGCCGTCTGGTGCCATAGTCCAATAATTATTACACATAGTTCCATTTAATAAGCCTAGATTACAAGTAATAGATCCATCTAAATATATATTTCCGGTAACTCGTATATCACCGTCAATAAATGCTGCATAATTATTATAAGCAGCTGAACGGTTACTAGTTGATGTATTAACTGCAATACCTTTAGTATCAACAATTAAACCATATGTTTTTTGATTAGATACTCCATAATTATCTTGTAGACGTTCACCAACAATAAGTGATTGATCGTGTAATAAGTTTAATGTATTATTTGTTTCATCACTAATATTAATTCCTAAACTAACAACTTTTAATTGGGTTGGAGTATAGGGCCCATAATTTATTGTAGTCATAATATTTCTACCTCTAATCTAAAGAAAACAATACATTTATGCCTTAAATTGTTATAATTATTTTTGTGAAAAATAATTTATCCATAATTTGATGATAAAAAATAAAATTTGATTAGCACACAGCATTACTTACACTATAAAAAGCAATTACACTTAATAATTAAATATTTAAATAATTAACTAATTAAATAAATGGAACAACTGATTGTTGAGCTCCGCAAAATCAACTACAAATATGCAGATCGTGTACTGTATTTATTATCATATGTTTCTTGTGATAAACTGTTTAATGATACAATGATTAATTACTTGCGACTTATTAAAATCAAACGCGACGCATCAAAGTTTAAAAGTATTCTTGAAAAGATTGAAAAGCATCTTCTCAATAAGTCGCACTTTAACTTCGTTATAGATCACATACCATCATATGGTGTGCTTTCTGGATCTGAAGTACTTGAGCGTATTGGATATAGTCATATTAAAGATACACTTGAACAATTTGGTAAATTAATAACATTTGATATTATTTCTGGTACAGTGTATGCACAGTTTGCAGATGTAAATGCAGCGTCCTATACACATAATACCATTAATAAAATGTTATTACATGATCAAATATTGCATACATCTGTAGTGTGTAATTAATTATTTACATTGTTACACAAAAACAAAAAAACAAAAACATAAAACCAAAACATGGTTTTTGTTTTTTTGTGTTGTATGTTGTATGTTGTATGATTTACTATGAAATAATTATGGTAAGTTACTTTGCATTTTTGTGAAATGCAATGATATAACGAGGATATGCGCCATCTGCATATGGTGTAGTATAAATTGTTGGGGAAGTGGTGTTATCTATATTATTGTCCCAGTCATAAACAGGATTAGCTCCATTAATACGATGTTTGCCTGTTACTAATTTACCAATAAGTACATCTGCTAAAAACATGTATGTTACATCATCTCCTGATTTCATGTAATTTTTGCTATAATTAGCATTTTTAGCGAAATACGTACCATAACCATATGCAGCAACTTTATTCTTTGTAGGATCAAATCCGTCTGTAGCAATAGCTTCTATAAATGCACTGTTTGTACCATGAAACAGTTGCAGCGTATCCACTTTGCCCCGTGTTAATTCAATAATTGTAGAGCGCGATTTAAATTCATTTTCAAGTGTTTCATTAATAACTTCGTCAATATATAATATACATGCATATGGATAACTTTCACGTATCATACCACATATTTTGTCAAAACGCTTATCAGTCATAAGTACTCCTTTATAATTCATTAATGCGAATGTTAATAGTAATGTTTGTTAATTTCAATGTATTGCACAATAATACAAAATACTATCAACTTTTTACAAATTATTAGCTTTTTGCAATAAATTATATAAACTAAATAAGTTCATAACACAATATATAGGCAGAATTATTATTAACAAATATATTGTTTTTTGATATATCAATTAAACTTCTATGTATATCATCAAAACATATCCAATTATTATTTTCTAATACATGTGCTGTATAATGTCCTCCACCATATGCACCATAATGATTACCGATTCCGATTAGATTATAATTTGTAGATATACCATTCAGTTGAAAATTAATATTAGTAGAAATATTAATTGGTGTATTTATTTTTTTAAAGGTACCGTTTGTAGTCATTCTAAATCGTTTAATCATAATCATTAATACATACGGTAATGTGTATATTTGACTTTGTTTTATACCTCCTTTAGAGTTACATTTATCACATTTCCATTCTAAAAATTCTTCTATAACATGATTTTTCAATAATAATTGATCAATAACAATAGGTTTTTCTGGGTCACGAATCAATGGTATATCTACTTCAAATGAATTAAAAACTTCAGCATTCCATGGTGTGTCTCCACATGATGGATTTAAACATTTTAAAACACCTAATTGTATACTTTGTATATTTTGTAACCATGCACTGTATTTACCATTATTTATCTTATTAATATTTTCTTGTACTTTAATTGATATATCACTATTAATATGCTTTGGATGTAATATATCATAAATTTTATTAACACCAACTTCATCAGTTATTTTATTAGCAATTAATACCCATAACTCATATATATCCATTTGTTCACCACGTACAAAGTTATCAGGAAAAAGATCATATAATAATGACACTAAACCACCTGGTGTAACAGAATTAGAATTAGCCAATGCGTCTGTAATAAAAGTTAAATGCCATACTAATTTACTAGCTTCTTGATTATTTGCGTGATATGTATATGAACTATGTAATGCATCACATAGTCTTTTTGAATGAGCAATTATTTGAATAAGTGTATTTATTGCACATGTAGTCCCATTAATATTATTTAAGCCTCCATACATTATTTAAAAATATATATATTTATAGTCTTAAATATAATACATATAATACATATAATACATATAATACATATAATACATATAATACAAATATATAAAAGTAAAATATAATATAAAGGTTTATAAATTATATATAATAGATATAAAGTATTATATGAATACAATACAAAGAAATAAAATAAAGCCAAAAAAATCATTTGGAAATAAAAAACGTATTTATACAATTACAAAGTATATAGTACCTTATACAATGCAAGTAGATATAAAACCAGAGTTAAAATCGTCAGTAATTGGTTTTACAAATAAAGTAGACGCAGTACGTTTTGCATATTTATTGGAAAAGTTCCATGAACAAAATTATATATGGCCACTTTTTAATCTAGATATTAATAATAAAAACAATAACAATATATCTAATTTTATAATATTTACAAATATATTATATATTGACGAATATGATTTAAATATATTAGATATTGACTCATGGGAATTTAATGATATAATAGATTATTGCAAATATAATGTATTAAATCTTGCAATAATGAATGAAAAAAAAGACAATTATAATAAGAATTCTAATATTATTTATAATACTAAATTATATAATATAAATTCGTCTATTGAAGAACAAATAAATATATGTGATACAATGTATAATTATTAACTAATTAACAATTATTAATTATTATCAAATCACGCAAATGCTGATGGAAATATATGTTTAGTAATTATATCATAATATATATCTGCATCGTCATGTCCAAGTGTAGTTAATAACCATTTATTAAAATTGTCTCTATAATTAATATTACGATGTATATATTCTATGAAGTAATTTTTAAGTTTTTCATACTTTTTAATACGTTCTAAAATACCAACATATGTATAAAATAGAATAAATGAATTACTTTCTACAATATTCCCAAAAAATTTCTTATTTTTATTAATACCTATAGTGTGTATTAAATTTGTCATATTAATCGTTAAAATCAGATTAATGATATTATTATTTCTAACAATATCATTTTCAATTGTATATTTGAGTATATTAGTAAGTTTTTCTGGAGGATTACATGATTCTGATTTAACTTTATTAATATATTTTAATAAGTGATTAAATTTATTTATTTTTATAAAAGGTTTTTCATTTTTGTATGGTTCATAAATATTTTCAATCATTTTATAATAAGCATTATAATTACTTGTCATTACTGCTAATAGTATATCTTGATTAAATTTAATATTACCAGTTTGTATAACTAATCCACAATCATATATTATAATATTGTATTTATTATTTTCTAATAATTCAATTTTCCAATTTCCATTATGTAAATCAGAGTGTATAAAATCGTGTACCATTATTGATGATAGTAATATAAAATTAATATCATTTGATATCATTATTTTAGTTTTATTATCAATTGTATCAATTGATTTACCGTCATGATAACTCATAATAATAAAATCTGTGTTATAATCATATACTTCTGGAATGATTATATTATAATTATCTTTATTGAGATTTGTTCTAATTTTTATAGTATTTTTGGCTTCATTAATAAAATCAGATTGTATAACAATATTATCTCTATATATACCAATAATTTTCTTGAACGGTATTTTAATAAATAGTACTATCACATTTAGTATTATATTAATAGTACTCACAAACTCATTTATTTCTTTATCAATATGTGGATGTCTTACCTTTATTGCAACATATTTATTTAAACTTTTACTGTACAATTTATATACTTGTCCTATACTACCTGATCCAATAACTTTATCATTATGATCATATAAAGGATCATTATTTAATTCATAATCGTCATAAATATTTCTATTAAAATTCTTATAATATAACTCTTTTGTATCTTCCCATATATGTACTTTACAATTTTCTAATGTATAATACAACTGTTTACTTTGTGTATATGGTATTAATTTATCATACATTAATAAAAATTGTATAAATTTAATACCAAATGGACCACAGTTATAAATAGAAGATTCTAGTTTATTAAAATATTTATTATTCTTATTTGAATTTTTATTTTTTATAAAATTGTGTAATGATATAAAGTATCTAATATACTTATATATTAAACATATTTTATAGATAACATTTGTTATTTTATTATATATTTTATACACTGTAAATTTTATTATTGTATGCACTGTAAATTTTATAATATTATGTGTCTTAGTAGTAATTTTTATTAT